ACCATGATCAGCAATCAATGGGATCCTTTCGATAATATGATAACCAGATGGATTATTTTTACATGTTATATATGGAATTTCTTTAATAATTAAATCCACATATTGAGTACTTAAATCCGGTGTTATTTGAGATTCAATTGATGATTTATATTCAGAATTAATACATAAGAAACCAAGTAATTTAGCAATACTTTTTAAATTCTCTGACATCCATAAAAATTGTATTTCGGTGTTACTATCAATTGGTTTAAAATTATATTTATGTGAAATTGCGTCATAAGTTATATTACTACTGATAATACTAACATCTGCTTTAGATAATGATGTATTGTGTACTTCAATATTAGATGAACTAGCAGATGATGGGAAAGATGTTATAATATCTTCTATAGAATACCTACCAGAAATAAGAGTAATAGTTACTTTACTAGTACCACTAGAATTAGATGCATTATATATGAATTTGTTATTAGTTTCATCAATTACATATGCTTTATTTGGTATAATAGAATTAATGTACTGGAATCCAATAACATTTTTATAATTATTGAATCCAGATGTATTATTATTTAATGAATTGCCGATAATATTATTATTTAAATAAAATGTATAATTACTGTTATCAAAATTATTTTTATTAATATTATGAGTATCTACTAGTATTCTTGATTTAATAATATCTTTATTAAATAAAGAATTATTTATATTTTCGTTTTCATCATTATATGAATCATTATCATCTGAACTACTATCAGTTATTTCAAAATCGTTATACATTTATATTATTAATAATGAAATTATTATTTAAATAAGAATATTTAATTAAAATGGAGAACCGATTGAACCCAATGGTTGCATCATTTCATTATCTGCTATCCCAAATCTATTATTTACTTGCTGTTTTTCTAATGGTTGATTTAATTCTTGGGACATATTAACAGGCATAGATTGTTTTGCTTGCTCTTGATTCTTAATTAACATTTTATTATTTAAATCTTGAATTGTAGGAATTGCACCAGCCTGTTGATACCCATAACCATAAGACATATCCATTGGTATTTTTTTAGATAAATTATTTACACCTATGAATATAATAATTAATTTAAAGGCAATCAATATAGTTGGTATAAATAGCATAATACATGATAGAGATTTTTCACCATTTTGACCAAAACATAGTAACATTAATGCACCGAATATAATAAATACAACCTCATACCATATATAGATGTCTAGTGTATTTTGTGAAATCAAAGTATTTATTTTTTCAAAGTTATTTTTTGTGTTATATATAGTCAATAGTGAAATAGAGGATAATATACCATATACTACAAGAGGTGACATTTTATCTAATTCAATAAATTTATTTCCCGAACTTTCTTTTGTATCTTCCATAATCTTATATATAATATATATATATTAAAAAAAAATCTTATTTTCTTATATCGAAAAGAATATTTGATAAATACTTCTAGATTTATTTTCTGCTAGATTTACCTCTAGATTTACTTCTAGATTTACTTCTAGATTTACTTCTAGATTTTTTATGTTCATAAGAACATCCACCACCTTTTTGCCCATTATTATGTTCATAAGAACAATCACCACCAAACATTCCTAATAAAGATTTAGATTTCTTAGCAGATTTCTTGGCAGATTTCTTGGGAGATTTCTTGGCAGATTTTTTGGAAGATGAGGGTTTAGTGGAACTATAAATAACCATACCAGTTGGTAATTCACTTTTGTAATATATCTTAACTTCTCCCGCGGCATTTGTATATTTAAAAGATTCGGCACCTGCTTTGCGAGCTTTTTCTTTCTGTTTTATAAAAGAGTTTCCTTTACTTGCTTGCTTAGATTTCTTAACAGAAACAACGCTCCCATTTTTGTTTTTCTTTAAATCTTTTTTCTTAAGACCACCGGACGTTTTTTCGGCGGTACCATTGAATACTTGAAGGGCAGATCCAGTTTTTAGTTTAAATTCAGTCATATATATATATTATATAATATTTTTTTTAATTTGAATTTAAAATTGTTATTATTATATAAAAATAAAATGTGTTTAACGCATAGGACGAGAAATAAAAAAAAGTATAAAAAAAAGAAAAAAATTTATCCGGAACCAATACCAGATTATTCTAATATATGTAATGAAATATATATATGTGGATATTGTAATAATTATTACAATTCTGATGATATAAAAATATATTGTGATGGATGTGAGAAGTTTTTCCACTGTCATGTTGCCGGAAGTTGTATTGGAGAAAAATGTACACATACATTAGCATCTGGTATGAGTCATTCATCTAGATATTGTTTAAATTGTGTAAATCTAAATAATCCAATTAATAAAAAAATGGATGGTAAAAATTGTATTTGTAAAAATTGTGAAAATAAATAAACTACATTTTACTATTATTTTCTTTTAAATATAAAATAATTATTGTAACTAGATAAATTATAAAGCATTTTATCATTGAATAGTGGCATTATATCATTTTTATATTTTTTTAAAATTGGATTGTTATCTTTTTTAATATTTTCAAGTATACTTCCAAAAGAGTTAATTGGTCCATCAAATATATCATAATCAGAATTTATTTTAGGTTTAAATAATTCAAATCCATTATCTTCCATTATAGAAACGAACATATCAAAATTAACTAAATATTCGGTATACGTATTACCAATAGAATCCATATATACATCAATTCTTTCACCAAATTTAACATCTTTAAAATCTTCTGTTTCATATTTTTTTTCTATACTATAAACTAGATGACCATCATTATTAATATATTCTATTTTATTATTTGATTTAAGTTCATTAAATATTTTTTCTCCATTATAACATGTTCCAATAAAGTAACCCCCGTGTTTACAATTATCAATTAAATTACTCAAATATCCTTTGAATGTAGTTTGGTCTTTAAAATAATAATGTAATGAAAATTGTGATGATATAATATCAAATTTATCTAATGCTTTTCTTTTTAATATTTTTCTTATATAATTAAATTCTTTAGGAATTGACTGATTTTGATTATATAGAATATTTATTATATTTGAAGAATATTCTTTATCATTGTCATCGCCTATCAATCCTTTCTTCGATTCTATATTATAACTAGTATCATATTGTATAAATATTGTATTTAATTTTTTAGTTTTAATAGTATTAACATATCTTTTACATGCTTCATTAACTGAACTGATATCTAATCCAAATAATAATTCACAGTCAATATTATCTTGAATATACTTAGATATATCACCTCCCCTTCCAATAGAAGTATCCATTATAGATACTTTTTTTAATGAACATATACCAGTAATAAGTTGATATTTTACATAGTTATGAAATCTTCTTAATGATCTTGATTCTGATTCAATATCTTCTACATAATATAAATTATTGGAAATATTATCATTAATTATATAATCTTCAATGTTATAATTACCACTTATAATATTTTTTGTAATAGGATTAATAATTGTATTCCATACATTATCAGCGATCAAAAAGAATTGTGGTTTTATTTTATCGTCGCGTAACTTAATGGGTTCCCATATCATTCCATTATTAGCAGATTCATTATATCTAAATTCTACAATAGATCCATCAGTTATTTCTTTATTATCATTTAAACACATTAGTTTTCCATTTTCTAGTGGAATATTCGTATATCCAACATCTATATCATATTCTGGACTAAATTTTATTTCCGTTTTTGATCTTGTATTTTTGCCAATCATTTTCATACAAAATAATATATTATCATCCTTTGATTCATCATATCCAACAATTAACTTTACTTTTTTATAATATTTAACTACTTTTTCATCGCCATCATCTGTTGTATATGGATATATTGTATCTTTGTATACTTTCATATTTCTTTTCTGAATAGATTCCTTAACTATTTTAACTTTAAAGTCAATTGTATTTTCTTCTGGGGGTTTCCATTTATAATTATAATTCCATGTACCATTAATGAAGTTCTGGGGTTTCATATCTTTACTTGATTTGACTGGTAAATTAACTGGTAAATATATTAAACCATCTATATGATATTCATATGCTCCTTTTGATGCTCTATCTAAAATATTTTTAGATTTTATAAATATTGTTTTTTGTAATAATTTATTATTATTAACATCAGCTATTCTAGATGCTCCAAACTCATATGTTTTAAATTCTATTCTAAATGTTTTAAAATCTTCGTCTTTTACCTTGGATTTTTTAACATATTCTTTAAATTTATCTAATATTTCACTTCTTGAAATACCATTGTCTATAAATGGATATTTATGTGCTTCTTTAGGTGTATCTTCTGCCCAATATACATCAAATATCATATATAGACAAATATCTTCACTATTTTTATTTTTTTGGATATATTCACCATCTAATAACCATTCTCCTTTTACTGGAAATTCAATTCCAGTATCTACAATATTATTCATCTTCGAATTAATTAAATATCCTCTCTTATCTTTTCCAATATACAATAGATGTCTTAAACCATCTGCTTTTTCTGTAACAGCATAATCATAGATTATTGAACCAAAACTATTTTTATCCAAAGAATTAAAATTTAATGTAACTGGTTGTGGACCCATAAATACTTTATTTTTTGTTTGATTAGTTAATTCATAATAATTACTTAATATATTATTAATTTTTGTTTTTGGTAATATTAATTTAGTATTATGAATAACTGTTAAAAAAGTATATATATAATCTTCTAATTCATTCATTATTTTTTTAATAATTGTTCTATCTATTTTTTCTGATTCAAAATTTTCTATAGAAAATTTATCATTTCTTATTTCAGTGATTGGAACAATCATATTATCCATACCACTTATATGTAATTCTACACTTGTTAATTCATTTTCTACAATAATTTTTTCTACATATGCTACCTTTTTTCCAGATAATTTACTTTTTAATCTCTTTTTTTTTAAATATTCATCCGATATGATCACTAATTCACCCACAATAGATTCGAAATTATCGTCAGTTGTTTTAGTTTCTATATAATTTAATCTTGGAGATAATTTTTGAAAAGTAGTATTTTTACCTTTTGAACGATACGTTTCTAATAATTTACCATCATCTAATATATTTCCTATAAATTCTATCTCAAATTCATATGTTTCAGGATTATTTAAAATATTGGCAGATTTAAATGTTTGATACATCATATACGTTTTTAAAGAATTATTATATGTTGATGATTTAACTATTGTTAAATCAATTCTAAATAATTTATTCGGTAATAAGAAACTAAATCTTTTTTTATATCTGAATTGTTTTAATAAAGATTCCCAATCACTTAATATTTTAATAATTGATTCACTATTTTCGGATAATTCTATTTCTTCTTTTAAATTTATTCTAAAATTATAATCATCTGATATATATTTATGTTCCGGTGATATCTTTTTTTCTACATATTCTACATTATCTTCTAATTTGTCATTTTTACAATATTTTTTTATATCATGTAGGTTACTTATTGTTATTCTCTCTTTACTTAATTCTTTTAAATTTTTTACTCTTATATCTAAATAGTTATTGTCATCTATAAATTCATAATTTTCTTTACAATAATCAAGTAATTTTATAAATGTTAATTTATCTAATTTTGAATTATTGTTATATACGAATTCTAATTCATAATTATTATTTTCTAATGACTTATTTATCATATTTTCTATATTTAGATTTAGCATTTTTTAAACTATATATATATATATTATTTAATATTAAATATTATTTATATCAAATTTATTTATCTACTACACATATTTTATTTTCATCTATATCGATTAAATGATATCCTTGATTACATTTTTTACAGCATTCATTTTTAGATGGGAAAAATTTAACATTTGCCATACCATTTGAGCAACTACAAAAAATATTTCTATTGGGAATATTATTTATATATATTCCCGGTAATATAGTAATAATTATACCCGCGATTGTTAATAATATAGCATTTACAACTCCAAATAAATTTAATCCATATATCATAAAAAAATTTATAACTTTGTAGAAATTAATAATTAGTAGTATTATATTTATAAATGTTGTAAAAATAATAACATTTAGTGAAGTTATTTCTACTTTATTTTCAACAGTTGAGTTAGCATAAATAAAGATAATTGAGTATATTTGATATATACATGCAACTAATAATGATATAACCGGTAATAATATATTTTCTATATTTGTTAAATTAATATGTTTAATCATATATATTATATACACATATAATATAACTTATCATAAATTTCTTTTTTTGTTAGTTTTTTAACACCATTAGATATTACAATATTTTTATTTTTTGCTAAAGTTTTTAAATCATCTAATTTATAGTTATTTATTGTATTCATATCATTATTATATATGTACATAGATTTAATATCATATATAAAATAATTATGTGTTTTATCATATCTTTCATATTCTATATCATTTATATTTATTTCTTTATCATATTTCCAATTATTATTAAATATATATACATCAGTTTTATTGTATCTAGATGATAAACATATATATTTTTTAGTAATAATATCTTGAATAACAATATTCGTTTTGTAAAGATCTATTAAATATAAAATACTAGATAAATAATTAATTTTTAGTAAACCTGTTTGGATTATTTTTTTTGAAAAAACTTTTTTATAATTAAAACAATCATAGTATTTATCAGATTTCTCATCAATCTGTGTTGCTATTTTTATTTTAAGTTGTTCTCTGTATAAATCTTTATCATCTGCGTTAAAATATTCTATATCATTTTTTGAAAAAATTTCATCTATTAAATATTTAGATTCTGACTTTTTATTATCTGATTTTATATTTATTTTATTTATTTTATTTGATTCAGAGAATTTATTTTCTTTTATATTACATGCTAAATTATTATAGTCAATATCACAGAAAATATCCATATTATTATTATTATTAGTAAAACTTATAATATTATATCAAATTTAATTTTTATATTAATATAAAACATAATTATTAATATATAAATATAGTTAATTATGAGATATGTTAAATATAAAATTCCATTTATAAATAACTTATATTTATTAAAATGGTATCCAAAAGCAATTACAGGAATACATAATCATCCTGAAAAATATTGTGATGTTGTAATAATTAATAATTCTTTATACGAATATCAATATATTTTAAATAAAAATGATTTTAAAAAAATTAATGAAAAAAAGTTAAATGCTAGTTTTATGTATACATTGCCACCAGAAATATATCATGATGTTCACAATAATACCAACTCATATGTTTATAGTTTAAATTACTATTATTGAAGTTATTATAATAATTTGAAATATATATTTTTTTTATATTATACACACATAAACGCTGTGGCTTTCATAGTTTCAGCAAATTGTTCAGAACTTGATTTACTGTTGAGTTCTGAGCACTAGGAGTGTAAAGGAAATGGACGGTTACCAGTCTGATGCTATGATTGACAAGGAGATTGAACGTCTCCAGGAGATGAAACTTCACCGCCAAGAGGATGATGACCTTATGTGGGAAGTGTTCGATAAAGAACTGAACGATCTCGAGGGAGACCTCGATGAAGCTGAGAAGAAATCGTGGTACAAGAAAACCAACTGTGATGAAGAAGACGAAGGCATCATGTTACATCCTACGGAAAAAGAAATGGAAGAAATCGTAGAGATGTGGGAAGAGAACTGCGATTACGGATCTCGGTTGAGGAAACACATCAATGATGTTGTCGGCGATAACATCATTGTTGATCCGAGGTTGAACTATGAACACGGCGCGATTGTTGATCATCTTAGAAATTCTAAGGTGGATTCATTCGTGGCACGGGTGTTCGTTAAGACCATGGGTGATCACTACGCAGTCATTCAGTGTCGATGGGGAACAGGTTACGTACCAAATAGTGTGCTATACTGCGCTGCTGGAAACTATGTATATCCGGGCGCTGTAGTATCAATGGTGCTCAAGTACTCCCCACTAGAAAAGAATTCGACTCATCCTTTCATTGGTGTCTACATTCTCAACAATTGGGGGTTTGATGGTTCGGGTGTCACATTTGAACCAAAAAATCTCGATGAATTCGTTGAGATGGATCTGAAAGAGGCAATCGAAAAGCACAGGAGCGCCGTTCAATAAAAATTCAGTTATTACTGAAAGAAAAGACAAAAAAAAAAAGAAAATATAAAAAAAAACAAAAAAAAATAATATATTTTTTATGTTTTATCTAATTTATATAATTTATTATCATTAAATATAATAGGTGTAACAACTGATATATCAAATCCATTTTGTAAAAGCATATCAAAATCATATAATCTAGTAATTAATCTATCATCATTATTATAATACATTAATTTATCAGATACATTGTGTTTTACTTTATATCCAATTAGATCATTATATTTATTTGGATTTATATATTTAGATTCTGAAACATCATTTATTTCTTTTTCTGATAATCGGTAAATTTCTTGTATAGGAGAAAAAATTTTACCTAACTTATCTTTTAGATAATTTCTATTTGTAATATAATTATAATATATCATGGATGATGGATCTAATATTCCTAGTATTATACCAGTTTCTCTTATATATCTTATATCTATTTTTTTATTATTTTTAACTTCATAATATATAAATACATCATTATCATCTTCTTTACCGGGTATCAAATATATGTTATCAGTTATTTTTTTTATTTTAGATTCTAATTGTCTTTCGTCTATCGAATTTAAATTAGAATCATTAATTCCTGGGAAAAAAGCATCTTCATCTTGAATAGATTTATCAAATCGAATACAATTTTCATTTAATATAATATTATCTCTTGAATTTTGAATACAATCTATCGATGCTTCTTTTATAACATTAATAATTTCTTGTGATATGTTATATTTAGTTTCCATAATATCAAATATAACTTGATCAACAGTTCTATACATTGTATCGCTTTTTATTTTTACTATCTTTTGAATTTGACCATATAATTCATTATGATTAGTATACAAAAAATTAACTAAATCATTATTAACATTAATATCTGGTGTATTCCATGTATCTAATTTACTCATTGATAAAAAGATATCTTTAATATTATTACCATCTGGAAATACAGACAAATATAAATATTGTTCAACATTTCTTTTTGATTCAGGTAAATCATTATGTGATCCCAATCGTATAGCTCGACCAAATACTTGATTAATTCTAACGAAATTCCAATATGGTTCTAATATATGTACCTGTCTAACCGCAGTTAAAGATATACCTTCAGCGCCAGCCGATGAAATAATCATAATTTGTATTTTATTTCCATATAAATTATCAATATCATTGAATGCTTCTTTATTATTTTTACGTTCTAAATCAGATTCCATTCCGGTAATAAATGTATAGCGCAAACCATCATATTTATCATCTGTATTTGTATAATCATATTTAGTATACCCATTTGATATTAATACTTGTTCAAATATTTCAGAACCAGCATCTGATCTAAATTCACTATAAAATAATATTTTACCAGTAGATTTTCCATCTTTAATATATTTATTTATATTTTTAATTAGTTTATAGAATTTAGGAGATAAAAATTTTAATCCACCATCATATGATAATCTATTATTTTTTTGTAAATTGTTATATTCATCTTGTTTCATTTTTACTATCATATTTTTATTTGATTCATCTGATTTAACTGTTCTGAATTTATCATTATCATAAACCATATTACATGCCTGTCGTGTTCTAATATGATAATCAAATGTATCATCATCATATATAGCTTTTTTACTCATTTTTATTGCTTTTTCTTTTTGAGATTTCCACACAACTTCATACTTAATAAATTGTGATGAACTCATAGGACACATCTCAATATTAATATCATTCGATATTGAATAATTATTATATTGCTCCGTTTTAACTGGTTCTACTATACTAGGCATGTTTTTTATTGATGATCGATCTATGGGATAATATGATACTAAACCCATAATCATTCTTTTTAATAATATTCTTCTTCTATCGTCAATTGTATTATCATCATTAATAAAGAATTCCATAAATTTTTCATTTTCTGTAAGATCTATTTTTGTATCATCTAAATACATATCAAATAACTTTTGATCATTATTAAATGGTACATTAATATCAAAATCTACTATTACTGATTTACCTGCTATAATATTATTCTTATTTTCTTCAATATCATTTCTAGTTGGTAAAATCTTATCTATTGAAAATAATTGTTTTAGTTTACTAAATATATAATCTATATAACTATCAAAATTATATTCCTCTCTTTTAACTGTATATATTATATTATTATCTTTCATTATAGATTCAAAATTACTTGTATTTTTTATAAATGTGATTACATATTTACCTTTTATTTTTTTTATTAAAAACTGTTTAACTGGTGAGTAATTTGTATAAAATAATGTTTTTAATTTATCATTTAATTCATCCAATCCTCTATTATCATTAACAACAAATGTATGTAATTTAATTATTCCTTTTAACATATTAAATAATATTGCTATTTCAGATGGTTTATTTATAATTGGAGTACCTGATAAAAATATAATTTTACAATCAACGGAATTAATTATCCAATCATAATATGTTCTTGATGGACCACTATTATTGTAAATCTCTCTAACTAAATTATGTACTTCGTCAATAATTATTACTTCATCTTTAAATGGTGAATTAATTCCTAATTTTTTATTTTTTTTAAGTTTTTCTTGGAGTCTTAAAGATATCATTTGATTATCTGTATAATTTCCACTTTCTTTTTTTTCTACCTCTAGTTTTGGAAATGGATTATAATGAATAAAATTATATTTTTTTGATATCATTACTGAAATTTGTTCATTTATATATATTTTATCATTCTCTGTCAATTTTTTAACTTTAATTTTTTCATTTCCCACTAAATTACCACTAATTGTCTTTATTCTTTCTTTATCCGATTCTATATCTTCACTATATACCCAAAATCCTTCTTCAATATCTTTGTCTTTCGTTTTGCGTTTAATTATATTGTATATTTGTGTAATAACATCCAATGATATTTGATATAATTTAAATATATTAGTTCTTAGTTCTTTATTTTTTTTGAATTCATTTATGTCATAAAAAACCCAGTTATTTTTATCTATTTTAAAAAATTGGTCACCCCATAATTTAACTTCTTTTATAAATTCTATTTCAAGTGATGCGGGTAACATTGTTGTTATCGGAATATTTTTAGATAATCCTTCAGCCGCTGATATTGCTGATGCTGTTTTACCTGTTCCTAATCCATGATATACTAATACACCTCTATATGGTGTTTCTAGTGATAAGTATTCTTTAATAAAATATTGATAACTTTTTAGTATACTATCATCTGATAATTTCAGTATGTTTGGATAAAAAACATCATTTATCCATTTAACAAATGCTTTTCTTTGCGATGTAATAAATAACGGCGATTCTTCTTTCTTTTTTGTGATTGTATTTACAATTGGATATTGTTTTGTTTTACTTTTCTTTTTTGTTTTAGTTTCAGTTATATTGATATCCTTTTCTTTTAAAATTATTCTTATATCAGCTTTTGGATTTTTTAAATATTTTATAATTGTTTTTAATGATTTATAGTCATTACTAGATATCATATCATTTATATTTTGACTTGGATCATTATATATTATTTTTAATTTATCTAGATCTAAATTACTTAAATTACCATCAAAAAATATATGTATGATATTTGATATATTCTGATTTAATTCTAGTTTTTTAACCATTGATTTATAATATATATATATTATAATTTAATTTAATACACCTAATTCTATTAATATTTTTTTAGATAAATCTTGTTCAGATTTCTTTTTGCTATTACCATACCCTATAATATTACTATTCGTTTTATTATTTTTTAATATTGTAGTATATGTTTTATTTAATGGATTATAATCATTTGAATATATTGGGGATTCTTTATAATTATTCTGATAATATCTTAATAATTGATCTTTATAATTTTTATCTGTAATTATTAATTCTCCAAAATTAATATTATTTTCTATTAAATTAATTATAAATGATTCTACTATATAATAATTATTATCTAAGAATATCGCACCTATAAATGCCTCCAATACATCTTCTAATATATTCATATTATCTCTTCCATTACAATCATCATCTATATATTTTGATATTATAATGAATTTATTAAAATTTAAAATATTTGATAATCTTGCTAATGATTCGCCATTAACAATATTATTTTTCATTTTTGTTAAAAATCCCTCATTTTGATTATGTATTTCATGATATCTCTTATATAAGTAACTAGATACAACAGAACCTAATATAGAATCTCCTAAAAATTCTAATACTTCATATGATGATTCAAATAATTCTAAAGATTTATTTATATTTTTATATTTATTATAATCATCTAGTCTTGTATATGATTTATGTACAAATGCTCTTTGGTATTTAGATATATCATTGACTTTAAAATCATTGATATTAAGTTTATTCATAATATCAATGATATCATCCGAATTTATTAAAATATTATTACCATTATATGGATTTACTGAAAATTTTTTATCCATTTATAAATTAACTATTATTATTATTATTATTTTAAATACTTATCAAATTTTATACAGCACATGTTGTATTATCTAATGGTTTGCGTTCTAAATCAGGAGCAATAGTTGACATTAACCATGGGCTAACTGCCACCTGTGGATTAGCTGGTTCAGATCGAAGCTGTCTATTGGCATTTCTTAAACTTTGACCCACTGTATTCACCCCAATATGAAAACCAGCATCTATGTAACTTATACCATCTAATATACCCTGACCTAAATCTTTAGATGCCGTATCAAAATCTTTTACATTTGCCGATAAATCCGCTGGTAGTAGTTCTTTAGATGATAATATGGTCTGTGGATAACATGATTTATTTACTTGATCAGTCGTATTCATTCCTATTTGACTATAATCAACAGTTCTAAAAGATTCATTCATCTCTATATCTTCCTCTGATCTGTAATTACCCGATCCTAATCCACTCATATTCCAATCTTTTAAATTATCCTGTTGTCTTCTAGCATTAATAGGACATCCACCTGAAGATGCCCCACCTGTTCCAACTAATGAATCATTACCCGTTCTACCTCTAACGTTTGTGCCTCCAAATGATGCATCTTCTCCTGTCAATGAATCTTCTCCTGTCAATGAATCTCCACTATCATCAGTTCCTATATCCATCGCCTCAAAAGAATATGCTGGTCTTGGTATTCTTGAGTAACGCCGTCTTGATCTATCACACATTTGACGATAAACAATTAATGAAAATAGTAAAAATACTGCAAAATAAAGAACTTGATCTGAATCCATATATATATATATATTATATTATAAAAAAATTTAATTTATATTAATTTTATATTTTAGTAATTTTATTTCTTCTTCTATATTTTTAATCCTTGTATTTAATTGATTAATCATTTCAATGTCTTCCATTTTTTGAGAATATAATATTTTAATTTTATCTTTAATATAACTCTCCTCAATATCTATATTATCTATATACTCATCCGAATATTTTTCTTCTTCATCATCATTTATAATACATTTGTCACTCGATATTGGCTTAGGTATACTCTCTCTATTTAATTTTATCTGATTTATACATAAATCATATTTTAATGATTTCTTATTTATTATAATACCCTTTAAATTAATTATACATGCGAATTTGTCATTCATATTTATATCACTCATATTTATTCTTATCTTTTCCATATCAAATATCTTACATATAATTGTATCATTTAATTTGGCTACACGGATTTCTATATTATTTTCATCCGGCTCTTTTATAATTTTATTATACATTTTAGTTATTATTTCTTTCGGTATATCTTTATTAAACCATTTTTGTTTGTTCTTATTTATAATTGATTCACATTGTTTATCTAATAATTCTAAAAATTTTTTAAATTTATTATCTATAATAACTTTGATTGTCGGTATAGATTCTTCTTTATATTCTATAAATTGTACATTTGCTACATGACATAGTAAATTATTTTTCTTATTATAATTCACTAAACTATAATAAAAATTTTTTTTTTTCTGGGGCATATCGAAATGTACGTCTGATACATTTATTTCTGAATAATTAAATATATCTTCGTTCATTATATATAATTATTTCTTAATTAATTATAATTATAATATAACGCATAAAAATTAATAGTATTAAAAAAATATATTATATTTTTTTTTATATTTTTTTTTCCACAAAATTCATGAGGGTATCATCTAACATCATTACTGGAAATTTTTCTTTTCCTATATTATATTCATCGCTTTTGGGGTATACTAGAATCATTCCATATTTAGGATAATGTACGTATATAACAGAAATTTTATACCCGTTCCAATCATCCGCCTTCACCTGATACTCATTTCTAGTTAATGTATTAGTAACATATACAGGGGGCTCGGAATCCGCGGACCTGTTAAATTTAAACATTATATAATTATCGTCGAATATAAGTTCTGTCACACGACTAATAGTGGGTTTTTCCAAACCGTATCCTCTAATAAAATAATCATCACTACTATAATTATTAACATCCCTCTTTAATTCGATTAAAGAAACATCATCATCAAATAAAATATTTGCTGGGAAACACCCAGAATCTCTTTTATCTATTTCAAAATTATGTTGCCCATTAGATGCTCCTTCGATTAATTTATTACATGTATTATATCTCCTATGTGGTACCATTTGACTACCATAAGTCTTATTACCACACATCTGCTTCATCATGCCAGAACACATACAACCCAAGATAAACGCCAAAATAATCACAAGTAAGCTATTATCATCCATCTTCTATATATTAATTAACAATAAATTATTTTATCGTTAATTTATGTAATTTCCATTTACATACATATTGGTCATTAAATTTCCATATCTTATCAATATATATATCACATTGAACTTTACAAAATCTCGGAATATTTAATACATTTATATGTTCTCCTTCTTTATTATATGCTTCTAATTCAAACTTATTTTGCCGGAATGGTAATTTGACAACAAGGTTAGGATCGTATTTTCGATGTTTATCTCTCTTTACTTGTGATATATATAAATCATCATTAGAATCATCTATCCCAATATGATTTTTCTGAAGTTCTTCTAATGCTTTAATAAATAAATAAAATTCTTTCATCTTATCATCATTCTCATAATTAGTAAATTGAAGATTCATTATGAATCCATTACTTTGATTAACTCCAAATGGACATACCATAACTGGTGTGGTTAAATATATCATATTATTTTTACCGTAATACATACTAATATAAGATAATTTATCATTATGGATTGCTGTAATCTTATCTTCAATGAATTCTTTTTTTTTTACATTTGGATTTTTACAAATAAAATTAACATATCTTATTTTTTCTATATCATATGCTTTATGACTTATATCTTTGAGTTTATTCATATTACTATTACTATTACTATTACTATTACTATTAATTTAATTTTAAACATTTATGATCTCAGTGCATTATCAACTTCTTCTAAACATTTATTTGTTAAATAAATAAAATTTTCTCTTTTTATAATACCCTTTTTAATATCTTCTGCTATAACTTTACAGCTGGGTATAGTATCTATATCATTGTCTGAAGATTCCTCCTCCTCTGTAGAAAAATATTCTGTAACATCATCATCATCATCTGTTGAACTATAATAACTTGTTAATGTATCATCACTTTCTGCGATACCTTCTTCACCACTAGATCCTAAATCATCTGAACTAGATTCTAAATCTTCTGAACTAGATCCTAAATCATCTGAACTAGATTCTAAATCATCTGAACTAGATTCTAAATCTTCTGAACTAGATCCTAAATCATCTGAACTAGAATCTAAGTCAACAGGTTCAGAATCTAAGTCAACAGGTTCAGAAGATTCAGAATCTAAGTCAATCGGATTATTAACTATTTCTGATCCTTCAATATCACCCTCTGCACCACCACTTTTATTATATTCATTTATCTTGGTTATTAGATTACTTAATTCTTTCTTCTTGTCTGCTAATTTACTATTTAAATCTGCTAGATCCGCAGTGTTTTTTTCTATTTCAATATCTTTATTTTTTCTTATATCTTGAAATTCATTTTCTTTATCTTTTATTTTTAATAATATATCCGTTACAATTTGATAATTTTTATTGAATAAACGATCAGATTCTAATTTAAGATATTTCATAAATTTATTAAGTCTTAATTCACAATAAACAAGCATTCTTAGTTTTTCTACCGTATTTACGCGATCGTGATTTTTATATAAAAATCCTTTATAACTAGGATTTAAATATAATATACAATCATTTAAGCATTTATGACATTCATCTTCTTCTATTATAGGTTCTGGAGGTTTATTATATTTAGAATTGTACTCTTCTATTTCTTTATTATATTTTTCAACTAATTCTTTAATATCTGAATCAGGTTTTTGTGGTGGGTCTGGATATTGTGGATATGTTATTACTGGTTCCATATAAGCACATTCTACTATTCTGTTTCTAAATATATCTTCTAATTCATTATCATCTACAAATTCTGATAAAATACTGTCTAATTCTTCAACATCTATTCCTAAATAATTAGTATTATCTCGTTCAATTGATAACTCATATTCATTATCTAATTTTTCTTGATTTATTATTACATTATACCAATTGATATCTTTTATACATATATTACTACAATCTAATATATAATCAAATAAATTAAAATATTCCCCAATCGAATCATTCTTAACACAGTGAAAATCTTTTAATTTAATATCTTTTTCTGCTATAGACTTTTGAATTTCTAAAATTTTCTCTTGTGCTTTATCGACCGCTTTTTTTAGATCATCATATTGTAATTCATAATTTGTATCTTCGGGTGCCATTGGAACTTTCAGCATTACATTTGGATCAATCGTTTTACTTGTCATTGTTTCATATTTAGTATTATCTAAATCTTCATCTTGAATATTTGATTCTAAATTTTCAGATTCTCTTTCATCAGTATCTGGTTGTTCCATTGGTTGTTCCATTGGTTGTTCCATTGGTTGTTCCATTGGTTGTTCAATTGATTGTTGTTCCATTGATTGTTGTTCCATTGATTGTTGTTCCATTGGTTGTTGTTCCATTAGTTGTTGTTCCATTGGTTGTTGTTCCATTAGTTGTTCCATTGGTTGTTCCATTGGTTGTTGTTCCATTGGTTGTTGTTCAATTGGTTGTTGTTCCATTGGTTGTTGTTCCATTGGTTGTTGTTCCATTGGTTGTTGTTCCGGATCCGATGTACTTTGATTTTGTATAATATCTGGATTAATTTCTGGATCTTCATTTCCACCGTACATGGATGGTTTAAATATTCTATTAATAGAATCTACATTATATAATTCTAATTTTTCTATTAGATATATAAGTGTATAGGAATCAATACTATTCATATATTTATCTGTAGTTTCATTATTAAATAAATTAGATTTAGGTAAATATAAAATTTTTTCTAATTGTAAAATAGTATACAATTTATCACTATCTCCACCTGATTGATTCATTATATTATAATTAATATATTTATTTTATAAATCTGTAACTAAATTCTTTTTTACTAGGATTATAATAATAGAGATTTAATGTATTTTTAAATGATTTTATGTTACACACGCCAATACTATTAGAATAATATAATAATTTACAATCATGCATATTTTTTTTGTTAATGTATTTATCACCAGGTTTTCCACCTGTTCCACAAACAATTTGAAATACATTTTTATTATTTATATTCATTTTGATTAATTGTTTACTATGATCATGGCCTGACATATATATATCTATTCCTCCATAAATTATAAGTTCTTTTATAAATTTTTCTAATAATTTACGTGGATTACCGTGTCCACCAACACTTCTTAATGGATGATGTCCATACATTATTCTCCATTTGCTTTTAGTTGGCTTATCCATTAATTTTTTCATATTAATTAATTGTTTATTAATAGTTGATCGATTCATATAATCTATATTTGTATCTATCACAAAAAAATCTATATTATTCAATGTATAAGAATAGTAATTATTTGGCATCACCCATTTTCCGTTATTTTTAGAAGATATCTTTCCATAATTTATTTGTGCTTTAGGATTCGTATGATAATCATGATTACCTAAACACATATAAAATTTATTGTTATTAGAAATATTTTTGTATGGATTCTCGAATTTTATTTTAAATTGCTTGTCTCTAGCTGTTTTACATCCATCTTCATAAATATTATCACCTAAACCACATATAGCATTTTGATTACTTTTTTTAATAATTTTTTCTATTAGTTTAGATACATCATATTGTTCATTATAACCAGAACCCATATCACCAAGTAATATTATATTTTTATACATAATATAACTTATTAAATATATTAGTTTATTATTATTTTTTTTTTTCATTCATTAACAATTAAAATTAATATCACCTCGTTTATAATATATATCAGATAAGCAAATAAATCTATCGCCATCATCTGGTTCATTAGCCCGTGCATTTATCATACATTTACTTGTTACAGTCGTTGGCATATATCCCCTCAACCATACGCCCACCACACATCTGCTTCATCATCCCCGAGCACATACATCCTAAAATAAACGCCAAAACAATCATGAGTAAGCTATTATCATCCATTTTCTATATAATATATATATAATATTTTTTTTTTATTCATATCTAATATCTTCTTAAATTTTTTGTATACTTATATGTTTCGGCATATTTTCTACCGTATTTCATCCATAGGAATATAGACACTGTAAAACCTAATAAAAATCCAGCAATACACTGGTCAGGATGATCACCCATATATGGTCTTGTTACTAGTGGACCAATAAAATATGTAATGATTGAGTAAAATATCATAATTGAAATCATTTGTGGGCTTGATAAATGAACCATTATATATATATATAATATATATATATAAAAAAATTATGAATAAAAATGATTGTGTTATATTTTTTGGTGGATTAATATTATTACAATATATAGTAAAAATATTAAAAAGTGTATTAAAAGAAAAAAGACCAATAGAATCAAACACATATGGCATGCCTTCAACTAAATCCGCGACATTATCATATATATCAACATTTTTTATTATACATTATAAACTTAATAATAAAGATATCTTAAAGTTAATAATAATAACAGCTATTGGTATATTATATAAATTATGTTATAAAGAACATACAATAAATCAAATATTATGTGGAATTATTATCGGGATATTATACGCACATATTATTAATATATATATATAAATTTATCAATAAATAAATAAAATGAACAAAATTCTATATTGAATAAAATTATGTTTAATATTGAAGAATTTAATAGAACACAATGTTTACCACAAAAGGTTGATTTAAAAAAAATATACAATAATCTATGTTAGCACTTTGATAAACATAATCCACATAGTTCAGGTACATTAATATCACAATTTGCTTCATCTCTACAAGTATATATAGGCAGATGTGTGTAAACTAGTGCCGATGCTGCTCCACCATCTTGATCATCGATATAGTGGAATATCGCTTGGCACTTCGGATCATCGCACGAAAATGCATGGGTTGAGTACTCAAGTAATGAATACTTTATTCCATTCTTAACGTACGACTTTGGAATAGATCCACAGTTTTCACCATCCTCAAAATTAAAGCTATTCATATAACTAAACATATCTTTCCAATACTCATTAATTACATCTGGTGTGAGTGAGTCATACGTATCCTCCCACCCAGTAGTAAACTCGTGCTCTAGATGCCCAAACCTGTCCTCATATTCTTGTTCCTTGCTAAGCCCAACATCCTCATCAACATTAGGGTCTGGTAGCCCACGCTTAACAATTTCGACCCAAGTAGGCATTTTTAAATTGTAATTGTAATAAAACAAAAAAAAATATTTCAAATTAATTATTTGTTAAACGAATATATTAAATACTATTGCATTATTATATACAGATTCTATAAAAGATATATGTGAATTCATTCTAGAACAATTTGGTGAATATTATATTCTAAAATACTTAATATTTTATCTATTTTTTTTTCTAATTCATTGATCTTATCATTTATTATTATAATAAATTTACAACCCTGATCCAGATTCACAAGGTGAATAGTTTGGGCAATTATTATTTATATCACACAGATTATTAGTGAAACTTCTACAAATAATATTAGCATATATTAATCCACCAATAGACGTCAAACATATTAAAGATATACTAGTTAGTATACAACATTTTAAATTACAACATTTTTTTTTATTATCATTTTCTTCAAAACTGATTAAAGACTCATTTTTTTTTTCATTTTTATGAATTAAACTTTCTCTCATATAATAATAAATATATGTATTATATTTAAATAAATTTGATATAAGTATTATATTATATATACATATATATATAATGTTAATACCAATTAGATGTTTTACATGTAATAATATTATTGCAGATAAATGGGATCCATTTATAATAATGTCAAATATGGAAAAAAATAAAGATGAGAAAGAAAATGATAATAAATTAGATATTAAATATATTAATTTAAAAAATAATGATAAATCTATTGAAGGGAAAGTTTTGGATGATTTAGGATTAAAAAAATATTGTTGTAGACGCATGATGTTATCAAACGTACATTTAATTTCATATATTAATTAATCTAATATATAATAAGTATGAATATTTCAGAATTAGATGAAAATAAATATGATAAATATTTTAATTTTAAACATGAAGATGATATTTTTTTTGGAAGAACTCCGGTTGGAGAAGATATATTTGAAAAAATACCACAATTATACAATGAAATAGATGAAGAAATAATAGAAAAAACAATAAATGACAATAAAATAATTAGTGATCAAGATGATAAAAAAAAAGAAACAATAATGGATGTTAAAATGGGTGATATTTTTATGAATTTAACGAACGTTATTATTAATTTTTGGCCAGAATACAAAAAAATGTTAGTTAAAGTTAAATTAGAATATGATGATCTACTAGTAGATAATAAAGATAGAAATATTATATATTTATTAAAGATACATTGTATAACATTAGTTAGATATTTACAAGATGAAGATAATTGTATTTATATGGGTATATTTTTAATAATAATATCTATATTATTATATTTTATAAATATAATAAGATAAATGGTTGAAGACTATGTAATATTAATGTTTATATTTGGCATAATAATATATTTTGATAATATATCAAACTATGTAGTAGGAATATTTATTATATATATATTATATAATGTATATATTCAGAATAGAACGGAAATATATGATAATGTTAATAAAATAATTAAACCAGATGAGATATCAGAATATGTAGAGAAACATGATGATATTAAAAGAATATATAATTATAAAAATTTTGATAAACAATCATTTCTAAAAGGATTAAAAAAATATAAAAGATTATTAAAATATTTAGATAAATTAGATATTGATAACCATAATAAAGAGAATAAAAATATATTGGAGAATTGTAAATATTATTTAGATGAATCTGTGAATCATTTTGTAACTATATGTACACAAGTCTATGATGTTGATGAAAATAAAAAATTAAAAGAAATAATCGATATATATACAAATAAAATGATTGATATAATAAAAGAAAAACAATATGATTATGGATTAATAAAAGAAGTAGAAATAATATAAAATTTGAAAAGAATATTTTTAAATTTTATAAAAAAGATGAACGAAACACTATATACATGTGAATATTGTCACCGTGTATGGGATGGAAATGCACAGTGTCCATGTTGGATGGATTTATGTAATAGTGATAATGATTCATACGATGTTAAATTTAAAAATGTATCAACTCAAACTAAATCTAGTAGATGGGGAAAAACAGCATTAGAAAGAGCACAGAAAGTAGTTGATAATAATTATTTAATAATATTTGGTAAAGGCAACACGTTATAATATAATTATTTAAAAATATATTAAATATAATAGATGTCTGTTTTTGTTAATGACACATCATTATTAAAAATATATCAATTATCATATAATAAAAACTATACATTTAATTTTTTAGATATATTGAAAGATTATTATGATATTAATAAAATTTATAATATTTTAGAAAATATAAATATTCAGATTTTAAAAAATATATATAATTATATATTTTTAAAGTGGAAAAAAGTAAATAATTTTAATGATTTAAAATATGTTAGAGATATAACAATAGAAAAATTTAATAATGATTTAAAAGAATTTATAAATGATGAACTATATAAATCAATATTTGTTACTAATTTAATTATATTATATTTAGGACATTAAAACATTTATTAATAAAAATAAAATTTATTGTTTTATTAAAAAATAAATAAAAAAATATTTCTTTATAAATAATATTTGTAAGTAATAATAAATCATGAGAGTAAGTATTTTGCCATATAAATTTATTCCAACTATATACAAATGATTTAATATGTTTTGGATAATATATATTATCTTTTTTTAACTGTATTTCTAATAATTCTTTAAAATATAAACCGAATGTCATTTATTAAATATTTTATATATTACATCATCGTTTAAATAGTTTTTCAAACAATATGTTGCTTTTAATTTTTTATTATTTGCTTGTAATCTATTATTTAATTCAATAACAATAATATCACATAATTGTTTTTTGGCGTACATATTCCAACCAGTAATGCTATATTCTGTTATAACTTTTTTATTTTTTAAATCGGATATTATAATTTTTAATGTTTCTTCGGGTGCTTTATTTTTAAATGTTTCAATTAATTCTTTATCAACATCTTCGGGTGGTTTTGTAATAGATCCGAAATAATCTAACATATAATACTATATAATACTATATAATAAAAATCATATATTTAAATATTTTAAATTAAAGATTATTTAGATTATTATTATGTAAATTAATCATATCATTTCTATTATTACATATTTTATGATGACCACTAGAATGAATTACTTTATTTTTATTAATATTTTCTTGACAAACGGCAAATTTATAATTACACGTAAGTATACATAATAATAAACATATTAACATAATTGAACCAACGATGGCTCTTATATCATTATTGGTACTTATATAATTTAAGAACCCCATTTTTTATTATAATAATCATAAAAATTATTTCAAATTATAAGTTTAAATTTGTAATAAAAGATATTAATAAAATATTATGGCTTATTCATATATATATTCACAGGCTAAAGTTGAATATACAAAACAACTAATAGATGTTTTAAAAGATAGATTATATGATGGAATACATGATTTATTTATAGAATCAAAGAGGAATATAAAAAATTTTAGATTAAATTTAGAAAATGTAATAAAATGGAATCAAGAAATGATTGAGTTAGAAAGAAGTAAAATAGTTGAGCGATCAAAGTGTGAGTTTATAGACGATTTAATAACAGCAGTATTTATAAGTCATACTCGTATTTTAACTAGTATAGGTAAAAATTATAATAAAAAAGTAAATTTAGTAGTTCCAAAAACAATTAATTTTATACATAAGTGTTATATAAATATTGCTAGAGAAATATGGAAAAATCCAAATCTTTTTGATAATCGTATAACAAGTAGTGAATATCAAAAAAATATAAGAATAATTGAAAATATAATACGTGATTCTATTGAATATACAATAAGAACATGTTTACCAGTAAAAGATATATTAAAAAATCATATGATAATGTCGAATGAGATAGATTCTCAAAGTATTGAAACAGAATCTTCTAATATTGATACAAATAATGATACTATTAATAATCAAAATAATGATACTAAAAGGGGTAAAATAATTAAAGAAATAGAAAGTAATTTTAAAGAGAATACATATGACAACGATGAAATTATAATAAGTGATGATGAAGAAGAAAAAATTAATAATATATTAAAAAAAGATGAAGATAATAAAGAATTAATCAATGATATTATTAATAATGATAATAATAAATCTATAATAGAACAAATAAATAATATTAATTATACAGATATTATAAATGAGGATAACATTAACACGGAAACATATGATTCAGAAGAGAGATCAGATATAGATATGTTTAAGAACATTGGGATTATAAAGGATGATTCAGATGATGAACAAGAAACTAAAATTATTTCAGATTTAGAAAGAAAAACAGATAATAATATTAAAGATATAAAAAAATTAAATGAAGACAATCAAGAAGATAATGAAGTAATTATTATAGATGAATCAGATTTAAATTCAGGGAAAATAGATGATACAGAAACAGTAGATGATACAGAAACAGTAGATGATACAGAAACAGTTGATGGTATATTAGATGATATAGATAAATTAAATAATGATAATGATTATACGTTATTTGAGTAAAATTTAAATAGTAAAAATATTATAATATTTATGTATAATCCGATTGTAACATCATTATTTGTAGGAGGTATTTGCGTTATATTATCCGAGATTTATTACAAAACAAAATATAATGTAGAAGATGAAAATGATAATAAATATATTAATGATAATAAAGTAAATAATCAATTAATTATATTTATAGGATTATTTACTATATGTTATATGTATATTTGTTGTATTAATAATGTATGTGTAGTAGATACTAATGATAATATAGAAATTGAACCACTTGGTGTAGAAGAAAGTGTTATAGAAAATATAGAACCTACAAAGGTTCCATTTTAATTTAAAGTGTAAATATGTTTATTTATTGTTTCTTTTTTTGATATTTTGTAAATATTAAATATAGGATTAAATAATATATCTTTTGGAATACCATTACATGCGTTTTTAGCAATATTTATATATAATGAAAAAGAAGCATATTCTCTAGGATCATATATAATATTATTATTTTTATCTAGTAAAATTTTCTTTAATAAATTTAAAAATTCATTAAATAATTCAGATTTGGGTGGTTCAAACATTTCAAATGAATCTAATATTGTTGTTGATAATCTACATAGATCAAAGCTATAATTAATAGGAATATTATTATGATCTTGTTTATTAAATAAAGGAACAGAATCAATTGGGTATGTATATTGTCCATCTGCTTCACCATATTTTGAAAAACAATCACTAAAATATGTTTTACCCTTAAAATCAAATATAGATCTTCCATAATCAATTATTTTAAAAATTTTACCATAGGTTGGAACTTTAAAATATATATTATTTAACTTATAATATAAGAACTTATGTTTGGTACTAGTAAACATAATGTTATCAATATGTAAGTCATTGTGTGTAAAATTAAAATGTTTTTGTAAATATGCTAAACAGAATGTTATTTGGAAAAAACATGAAATAATAATATTAATATCAAAATACCTTTCTGATAAATAATATTCTAATGTATTTTCTAATTTTTCAATAATTATTTGTTTTAATGGAATATTTTTTAAAAATAAATATATGTCACAATTTAAATTAGAATCATCTGTATCAGTAATACTCATTGAATCATAAGTATTATCTGTATTATCAGTTTTAAATGAATTTATAGTGGATTTAGATAGATCCATATCATCTGAGCTTTCTGATTCTTCTATAGCTATATCATATAATTTACCTATATTTTCATTAAAATATACTGATTCTTTCAGATATGAGTAATCTGAACTAATATTATGTTTATAATCTCCTATACCAACATATGAACCATAAAAGATAGCTAATGAAGGAGTTTTGTGCGATAAATATAATTCACTTGCTATATATGAAAAAAAAGCATCAATATAAGCCGTATTATTCATATCATTTATTTTTGTTAAATAATTATATTTATAATTACTTGGTAAACTATTTAATTTTGTATCATATTTATTAGTACAATAATGAACAATATCTATAATTGGTATAGTTTTTAAAAATAAATTTTTAGATTTAATAAAATTATTATTATTATCTAATACGAGTGCGTCTATAAGCTTATTTGAACATGTATGAGAGATATCATTACAATTAATTATATCGATAATCTTAAATCTTTTCTTAATATCAATTATTTTTTTAGAATTTTTGTTATTTTTATAATTAAAGAATAAAGATAATATTGGATAATATAATTGTAAATCATTTACTAGATTATGTTCTTTAAATTTTTTATTTAAATTTTTATATTCATCAATAGACCATATGCTATATCTTATATTCATTTATTTAATATTTATTATAGTTTTATTAAATAATTTAAACTAATTTTTAATTGCGTATTTTTAATGTAATTAAATATATAATAGATAGTAAGTAACTAATGGAAATTCAAATAAAAAAATTTAATATGAATAAAATAACAAGTGATAAGGTTGTTGTATTGATTGGTAAAAGAAATACTGGTAAATCTTATTTAGTTAAAGATATTTTATATCATCACCAGAATATACCGGTTGGACAAGCTATTTCAGGTACAGAGGCGGCTAATGAATTTTATGGTAGTATTATTCCAAAAGTATTTATACATGAGGAATATACTGCCCAAATTATTCAAAATATAATAAAAAGGCAAAAATTAATGGTTGAAAAATTAAAACAAAATCCAAATATGGATCCGAGAGTTTTTTTGATTTTAGATGACTGTTTGTATGATAATTCTTGGACAAAAAATACAGATATAAGGTCTATATTCATGAATGGTAGACATTATAAGATTTTATTTTTATTGACTATGCAATATGCTTTAGGTATACCACCGAATCTTAGAACAAATATAGATTATGTTTTTATACTAAGAGAAAATTACGTATCAAATAGAAAAAGATTATATGAACATTATGCGGGAATGTTTCCTACATTTGATATGTTTTGTCAGGTTATGGATCAATGTACAGAAAATTATGAGTGCTTAGTAATTGATAATAACGCTAATAGTAATCAACTAGTAGATCAAGTATTTTGGTATAAAGCACCTGAAAGACCCAATTTTAAATGTGGAGCAAAAGAATTTTGGGATTATTCTGATAAGAATTTTCAAAAAAATACAAATCAATCTGATGATATAACATCATCTAGAATAAAAAATAGGGTTGAAGTTGTTAAGCATCAATAATATTTTACATTAATGGTCTACCCACATCACTTGGAGATCCCTGCGTCTCATCTAATGATAACATACCTTTATCTGATCCTAATAATGATCCAGTCGTGGATAAATCCGATTCTTCGTTACTCTCTAAATTCTCTTCTGATCTAAATTTATTGGCATGATTTTCTAATATTCCTTTTACTCCTTTCGCCATAGGCTCAGCGTCTACAGCATTAAATTTCTCATTAATAGGTCTATTATTTACAATGCCTATCACAAATACATATGGAAATCCTGTAGTATCAAATTTCTTACCTTTACCAATCAAGTGTTTATTATCTTTCTCAAGAATATCTTTATAATTAATATTAATACCCATATGATTATTTCCAATCATTGATTTCATTTTAGGCCAGGCTTCCATTGCTTTATTAGAATATCCACACCAATCAGCCCATACAATATGTACAGTTACAGAACCCGTATGTTTACCACCACCGGAAGTTGATACGTTATTCATTCTTGGATCATTATAAAATAAATCTGAACGATTATTCATAGTTCCAAATACTTGTTCTTGATATGCTTTAACTAATGGAAAATTTTGAACATTGTCCATTTTAAATGCCTTTCTGTGATCTAATAGAGTTGAATCATATACACCACTTACATGATCCGTTTTTTGTTTTAGTCCAAATAATGATGTATCTAATTTACCAACACTCATAGCATTCGCATCTATATCACCAATTGCTTTACCACCAGTTGTCATATCATTCACAACATCAAATTGTTTTTCAATTACTTCCTTATTATAATCATTATTATATTGTATGTCACTTGGTTGATCGTGAAGTTTGGGCATTACTTTTGGTTTACGCATTGCTTTTTGTGTTTTTACAGATGGTTCTAATAATTCTGATCTATATCTATTTTGCTTAAATTCTCCACTACAATAATTAATAAATAATAATAAAAACAATATTACAATTAAACAATATTCAAAATTTTCCATAATAATTATATATATTATTATAGATAAAAATAAAAATAAAATATTTAATATATGAATAACTGGTATTATAAACTTAAAAAATCTAAATATAGTCCCCCCAATTATATTTTTGGTATTGTGTGGCCTATATTATATTTGTCAATGGTTATATCTTTTATAATAATTATTATTAATAATAAATGTAATAATTATCGCCCTATCATATTTTTCTTTGTTCAATTATTATTTAATCTTAGTTGGTCATTTATATTTTTTAAACTAAAAAGTCCCAGGTTAGCTTTGATTGATTTGATCTTAATTATTATATTTACTATAATTACTATTTCTGAATTTTATAAAATTTCTATGATTGCTGCTTCTTTATTAATACCCTACATAATATGGTTGCTTTTTGCTTTTTTCCTAAATATTTATATTGTTATTTATAATTAATAATATTTATTGATAATCTTTTGTAGTTTATCAACCATTGAATCCGTTTCTACAGCATTATATTTCTCATTTACTGGTTTATTATTAACATTGCCCATCACAAATATATATGGAAATGCTGTTGTATCATATTTCCTACCACTACCTATCGAGTCTTTATTATCTCTTTCAAGAATATCTTTGTATATTATTTTAGTATCTTTATGTTTATCTCCTATAATCGACTGCATTTTGGGCCATGCTTCCATTGCTTTATTAGAATATCCACACCAATCAGCCCAAACAATATGAACATTTACTAAATTATTTTCATCATCGTCATCTTGTCTAGTAGCTCCTGTTATAAATCCAGGTACCTCCTGTGGAGATGATTCTTCTATTTGTTCTGACGCGCCTGGTATAAATCCATTGACTTGTTCTAAACAATCAAAAATACCTCTATTATATGTTATTGGTGCTGTTAATATTTTATCACTAATTTCTGTTGGTTTTCTTAAATTAATAAAACTAGAAAAATCTTTTACAGGATATACATTATTCATATTATATGGACCATATATTTCATTGTAATTTTTGGGCAATCCTACATGAAATTCATTAATATCATGTGGCACATCATCTAACGTACTATTTGATATAAAACCCTTGACATTTTCATCTGGTGCATCTGGCTGCTGTTGTGGTGATGGCTGTTGTGGTGCCTGGGGCTGCTGTTGAGGTGGCTGTTGAGGTGGCTGTGCCTGCTGTTTATTTACTACATTTTCTTTATAAAATTCTTCATCTGATAATCTATTATTATTTTTCCCTCTATTAGCATTTAATTGATCAATTGTTCCCATTGATAATTTTAATGACTCTGCTTTTTTTTCTTCTTCCTCTTTATCTAGTTTCTTTCGTGCTTTTTCTTCATCACTTTCTGCTTTTTTCTTAGATTTCCTCTTCGCTATCTTTTCCTCTTTATCTTTATCATTCTTTAAACCCTCTAATAAAAAATTTGTTTTACTATATATATTTTTACACATACACGAAATCATAAATAAAAATAATAATACGAATAGAATAAGATCTAAATTATCAAATTCAACATCATCCATTATAATATATATATATATACATATTATAAAAAAAAATAGTGAATATATATAAATATATATAAATATAATTATAAAATTATAAAATTTCTAGATCTGATAATTTATAATAATCATGTTTATTTCCAATGGATCTTCTAATTATAAAAGGAATCTTTTTTTGTTTTAATTCTTCTTCAACAATATCATCAATGTCTGTATATTTTTCAGGGTTATTAATTAAAGGGAGTGCTTGATTTAACAACTGTTGTGTTCTTTCTATAATAATCATTGTTTTTTCATATTTTGTTAAAATTGGTTGTGTAAAGTGAGTAGTTGTATCAAAGTGATCTTTATCATCCAATACTATTGTTTCTGTTTCTTCATTATTTTCATCATCTGTTGTATTAACTATATCTTCTTCAAATAATTCACTCATATTATAATATAATTAACAATATTATATTATATCAAATTTATTTATTTAAATATCATTAGTCCATTTTTGATCACAATGTTTACATATATACATGAAAAATATATTTTCATCATCATATTTTATATAACTTATCTTATTATCTATTGATTTATCTATATTAGATTTACATTCTTTATTAACACATTTAATATTTTTTGTTGTAATTGTAGGTAGTGTCGGATCCATTGTTAAATATATGTTACTATTTAAGATGTTTTTTAATTCTATGTTTTTATTAAATTGAATACCATTAGAATCCGATTGATAATTATATTCACAACTATTACTACATCTTGTACATATATATATAGGTTTATCATCTTTATCTATACAAAAATTCATAAAATTTTCACATTTATCACAAAATTTAATATCCATTACTATATTATTATTATTAATAAGATTTAAATAAATTTCAAATTTATAATCTATTGTATTCTATATAATCACTTATTCTATATAATGGTATCTCAATCCTTTTTTTTATATTCTTATTTTTTTCAATTACACTATTAATATAATTATTATTATCTTTAAAATGCTTATTTATTATGGGTTCAAAGATTTTGAAATTTTCTGGTATATTTTTGCTATTTTTATTATATAATCTATAAATACAATTATGTTGAATTATATCATTATAATTTTTACTAATTTTAGTATGTTCAATATTTTTTGGCGTGAATCCCGGTTCATTATATAATGGATTATTATCTAATAATGATTTTATTGATAATAATACACAAGATACATCCATAATACTTGTCCACTGTGGACCAGGCCAAGTACCTAATATTGATAAACATACTTTACCACATGTATATATATTAGGATGTATTCTAATATTATTACCATTAGAAATATATTTTATTTTTAATGGTGAAAATGGATAATCTAAAGGAAAATTAATATCAAAATATAGTATAGAACCCGTATATATTGTTTCTTCTGGTCCAAATATAATTGCTCGAGCATTTAATACATTATTCTCATCAAATTCAAGATATATTCCTGAATTTTTTAAATCATCTATCTTACGCATATCTATTTTGGTTAATCTTTTAATAACTTTATTCATTTAATATACTTATATTAATCATTAAATTATATTTTTAAATATTAATATTTAAAATTTGAAAATATTTATAAAATTAATTTATAATATTAATTATGAATCTGATAAATTTGTTGGAAAAATATAAATGGAATGAAAATAATTCACATAAAACTCACACTATAATTCCAAATTTTGATAATAAAGAATATAAATTCGGAGCATCTTATTATATTCCAACTGATTTATCAAGTAGTCTTGTAAATACTTTTTATGAATACTTTTTCATAAATAATGGTTTAATTTCAATTACTGAAGCCATTCCAGATATTACACCTTTATTTATTGATTTAGATTTCACATTTAACGGTACTAAAGTAGGAAAACAAATCAATAAAAATTCAATTGAATATATTATTAAATTTATATATAAATATTTATCTGAATATTTCGATATAGATAATATAGAAGATAAAAAATGTTATATTCAAGAAAAAGAATCTCCTAAAACTAATAATGATGGTTTTACTATTAAAGAAGGATTACATATATTATTTCCAGACATAATCGGAGATAAATTAGTGTTCAAAGAGTTTTTTAAACAGCTATCATTAAAGTCAGATGTTAAAGATTTATTAAATTCATTTGTATCTAAACCAACTAATGATATTAATAAAATATTTGATACAAATGTTTCTAGATGGTTTATTTATGGTTCAACAAAACCTAATAATGTTCCATATAAAGTAACTCATGTTTATCAGAATTTAAGTGAAATCGATAATGAATTATCTGATAAAGAATTATTGGAATTATTTTACCTAACTAAAGAACATGTTATTAATATTAAATATAAAAATGATATTGATAATGTACTTAGAAAAAAGGATATAATAGATAATAACAGTAATATAATGTCATCACTGGATTGTATCGATACATATGATTATAGTGATGATGAAGAACAAGAAATGTCTAATGAAATACAAACTGTATTAAAAGAGGATTATATAAAAACTATTGAAAAATATGTTATGAGATGTTGGTCAGATGATCGATATAATGAATATGAATTGTGGATTAATACCGGTATAATATTAAAAAATATAGGTAATGAACTATTTGATATATGGAATAAATTTAGCAAACAATCTGATTCATATGAGAGTCGAAATGAATGTTTAAAAAAATGGGATTCATTTCCAGATTATAATAATAAAGAAATAGCAATAGGATCGTTAAAAAAAAAGGCTAAATTGGATAATATTTATGAATATTATAAAATAAAAGAAGAAGATGCTGTTGATTTAATTGATAAATGTGTTAAAGAAGGTGGAGCTCATGATGATGTTGCCAAAGTTGTATATTTAATGTTAAAAGATGAATATGTTTGTGCTGATATAAAATCTAATTTATGGTTTCATCATGATGGAACAAAGTGGAATAAATGTTCTCAGGGATATAAACTACAAATGGAATTACCTAAAAGAATTAAAATTATATTTTCAAATTCTCAACTAAGATTCAGAAATGCACAGAATGAACTTACTATGACTGGTAAACCCGAATCAGAAGATATCAAGAAATGGGAAGAAATCGCAAATAAAATTTATAATAAATTAAAGGATATTCCATTTCAAAAAAACATTATGGAAGCTTGTCGCACGAAATTTTATGATGAAACATTTTTAGAAACGATGGATTCTAATACAAAACTTTTATGTTTCGATAATTGTGTTTTAGATTTAGAAAATAATATGATTAGAGAGGGTCATCCAGAAGATAAGTTAACTATATCAACAAAATATGATCTTCCTGTATTTGAAAATGAATTACCAGTTAGTATAGATAAAATGTGGGAATATATTCAATTAAGAGATGGTATAGACAGAGATAATTGGGAACAATATAAACCAGGAAAAAAAATGAAGTCAAGTAAAGCATTTATGAAGAGATCAAGACAACTAAAACAATTTTTGACTCGTGTTTTACCCGATCTATCTGAATTAGAAGAAACCCCGGGTGAAATTAGAAGTTATTGTTTAAAATACATTGCTAGTCGTTTGTGTGGTAATGTTTCTAATAGATTTAGTATTTGGACAGGTTCTGGTGGTAATGGTAAATCTATTTTGATTGATTTAATTCGTTATACACTGGGATCCTATTGTATGAATATTCCAGTAACATTATTAACACAAAAAAGAAAGTCTAGTAATGCTGCTTGTCCAGAAAAAGCAAGAACTAGAGGTGCTAGATTATGCTATATGCAAGAACCAGATGAGAATGAAAAAATTAACGCAGGTGAGATGAAAGAGTTAAGTGGTGGTGATATGATTTTAGCAAGAAATTTATATCAAGAACCTTTTGAGTTTAAGCCTCAATTCGAAATTGTTCTTATGTGTAATGATAAACCTAGAATTGAAGATAAAACAAATGGAGCATGGAGAAGGGTTCAAGTATACCCATTTAATTCAAGATTTGTTGATGATGCGAATGAGGTTGATCATGATAAGAATGTATATAAAGCAGATAAATCATTACAAGAAATTGTTCCTAATTGGAATGTTATATTTATGGGATTATTAATGAAAGAATGGTGTATTCTAGATAATAACAAAGTTGATATCCCTAAATCAATCCGCATGGAAACTGAGAATTATAAAAACCATAATGATATTATCGGTCAATGGCTCGGTGATCAGGCAATTGAATGTCGTGATGATACTACTTCTTTCAGAGATCTATGTAATTATTATGAATCTTGGATCGAATTAGTTTATGGTAAGAATATGAAGATTGATAAAATCGCTTTTAAGGATAGATTAATAGCTTGGCAAAAACAAAGATTCGGATTTTCTGATACTATTAATGGTACTTATACCAACCCTAAAATTAATATGATTATTAAAGATGAATAAATTATATATATATATATATATAAATGAAAAGTAATGAATTATTAATGGTTATTTTAGCTTTTTTTTTAGGATTTATGTGTTCTGATATGATGAAGAATATATGTGATAATCAATTGGTTGAAGGAGTCGATAATAATTCGAATCAATCCTCTGAAATTGATTATTTAATAACAATGTTTGTATTAATGATTTCAATTGGTGTTATGGTAGCTTTAGTCATTGCTGGTCTTCCATCTAAGTCAAGGGTAGAAACAAATCCAGTAACAGATCAAGTAACAGGGGTATCAACAGAGTCAGGTTCTTAATAAAATATTTACTATCTTATAGCACTGTATCCTAGTACACATCCACAATTAGAACAATAACCAAATCTATATGAGCCAGTCATAATTCCAATTTTAACATAATAATCTTGCGCAATATCATCACTATTAACAAACTCGAATTTACATTCTGGGCAATGTGGAATTACATCTTTTGTTTTACTTTTAGATTTAGATTTAGATTTAGATTTAGAATTAGATTTAGACATAGTTTTTTTAGATTTAGACGAATTGGGCATATTATATATATAATAATAACTATATTTTTATTTTAATAATAAATATATTTTTATATAGTAATATAATATTTTCCTTGTAAATAACTATCTGCTAAATCATCTTTCTTTTTAGAATTATTATATAATTCTATGAACTTATCTTCTTCATTCTTTATCATTTCTTTACAATATTCAATTGCTAAGAATTTATTTCTTTTGTATTTATCTTTGATATCACAGGATATCTTTGGACCATTATAAACTTTTAATTTATTTCTAGCATTAATCATTTCTAATTTTGAACAGTTTCCTTTAATTAAGAAATAACTATAAACCATCATTTGAATTGATTTCATTGTTGGATTTTTTAATGATGGTTGATTTTCTACTATAACATCACTACACTCCAAGAATTCAGGATATTTATCTAATTCTTCAACCATTTTTTTACCAATATTATAAACAGAATTATCTGATTTTATTTTTTTACATTTTTTAGGATATTGTTTTAGTTTTGAATGACTACTACATAACAAGGTTTCTTCGTGTGAATATGTTGCTGATTTATCACAACATTTATTTTTAGTATTTATGTGCTGGCATAATTTATCACAAGATATGTTTATAATTCCCCAATCTACTATTTTTTTTGTTGATTTATCTAATAAACAAAAAGATAAGTTTTTAATACCAATATCAAAAGATAATATATTCATTATTATTTTAATATTATTATTTTAATATTTTTATATATATATATATATAGAATGGATAACAACGAATTATTGATGATTGTATTGGCATTTATTTTAGGATACATATGTAATGGAATGATGAAACAGATGTGTGGAGGACGATTATTTGAAGGAGCTTGCGCTGATGGTACTTACTAACTGTCACGAACTGTGGACACCGAGTTTTTGGAGGATTCCTAGTTTTTGTGTTTCAGCAGATGGTGGTTGTAATTAACCATCATAACAATAATAATAATATGTATTATTTATTTTTTTCTGCATGATTTAACAACATCTTTTGGTGGTTTTATTCCTCTATTTATGTATATTGAACGATAACAGATTGGATATTCTTCACCTGGTTTCGCTTTGTTTTTTCCGAATTTAACAGACCTGACACATTTACAAAATCTTTTTTTGAGTTCTTTATTCAATAAATATATCATTAGTTTTTTTTTTGATAAATTTTTTGGTTTCGATTTAGATTTAGACTTGGTTTTTTTTCTAGAACCACCTTTTTTATTACATATATTTTTAGTTTTACCTAATTTATATTTTCTATCAATATACTTCATGTCTTGCGTTAAAACATTACAATGATGTTTATTATTATTTTTTCTATAGATTCTTAAAATATTGTATCTGGCTTTTTTAGCAACTGCCGCATCTTTAATAGGACTATTCTTTTTTTTTGATTCAGCACGAATACCCTCATCAATCGCTAATCTTCTTTTTTTTGGCGGGTCATCAAGTTTATATTTGTGTCGTTTATTTTTAGTATCAATTTTTCTTAATGTTGGTAATTTATTTTTTTTAGAACCACCAGATTTACAGTATTTATATGGCGCGCAACTACTTTTCATACTAAATCCTTTTTTACTTTTACATTTTTTCTTGCTAAATTTTCTAGGAAGATTGAATACTTTACCATCTTTTCTTTTACATTTTTTGGTTTTAATATTGTTTTTACAACAACTATTCATTATATTATATTACTAGATTTTAAGATATCTTGTTTTAAAGGTATAACAAATAATTTGAATTTTTTATATTTTTTTTTATTTTACAGCATACCCGTTTGCTTTGACTCGCAACACTTCGCTACTTAGCAAGGTTGGTTGCGTAAAAAAACACGGGTAGGTTCTCAGAGACGCTAGGAGATTGCGAGAAGAGAGCCACGGGGATAGGTTATAGGTTCCCGGGAAACAAGAAATCATGCTAAAGATGCTAACGGTGATTCTGCCCGTGGTAGTGGGTGCGACCACTGTCATACATGACTACATTTCGCGCAAAAAGAGTGAGGAGAAGGCTGCGGCCACATTGATCCAATCGATGATGCGTGGCTACATTTCGCGCAAAAAGAGTGAGGAGATGGCTGTGGCTGAGAAGGAGAAGGCTGCGGCCACATTGATCCAATCGATGATGCGTGGCTACATTTCGCGCAAAAAGAGCGAGGAGATGGCTGTAGCTGAGAAGTCTGAGAAGGAGAAGGCGTTGGCGGATAAGCTGCGGCAAACCAAAGACGATGTCTCAATGTTGACGAAGAAGGTAATCGAGGTGCTGAGGGAGCTTGACAAGTTCCACAATACCGCGGCTAAGAAAATTGCATGGAAAAAGTTGCGCACAGCTTACTTGGAGGTGAAAAAAAGAGTTGAGTATCTAGATGAATCAATGAATTCCGCATGTGCCAAGTTCAATGAGGGTGCGTTGGAAAAGGCGAAACACGAGGAGCAGCAGGCGCAGGCCTTGTGGAAGTCTCTAGTGGAAGATCTATCGGATCAGCATATGGAGCTTGTGGATAAGGCTAAACAGACAGATCATGATCTGTATGAGGCCACGCGAGCCATGAAGGACGTGATGTTCATAAAGATCAGGCTCATGTGTGGCATCTATGGTAGAATAACAAAGCAAGACTACGATGTTGCGATGAAAAAACAATGCCCACCTGGATTTGGTCTTGCGGAAGGATCTATGGGATTTGGGTTCTACTACAGAGACTCCCCCAACCTTCCGAGAGACCTTCAAGAGGATTGGCAGTATATACAGGATGTGGCATGCATCCCAGAATGCTCGATCTGCTTGGCAGATGCTTGCCGTGTGGGAGAGCGTGAAGTCATCGAGACATTATGTGGTCATGTATTTTGCAATGATTGTATAAGTGACCATATGAAGCGCACAATTGGGAATAAAGGATGTCCCATGTGTCGTGAGCCGTTGGAGATTCTCAGTGAAGAAATCCTGCCATATGGCTGGTCTCGTTACAAACTAGAGTAACTTTTAGGTTGGTAGGAACCAGAATCCTATCGCGTGAATAAGCAAAACACGATAAACATAAGCTAAAGGTACACCTTCCACGTGTATTTTTTATTTTATTATATGAATAGATTTTAAGATATCTTATTTTAAAGGTATAACAAATAATTTGAATTTTTTATATTTTTTTTCTATTACCTAGAGCTACAACGAGCTCGGCCCACGTGTCACACGCAATAACCATATTCAAGAAGGTTTAGCGGGGGGTGGCGCACAGGAAAAGGAGTTACTATGAGGGGACTAAACGTCACTTTACTGATGGTGGCTGCTGTGAAGGTAGTGCAGGCAGTGTGCCTGACTGTGAGACATAGACGTGATATGGCCGCAGATGAGGCGGCACGTGTCGCAGATGAGACGGAGTGGAAGAATTGGGTGACTGAGAGGAAACGTATGCTGACTGAGAGGGAGCAGGAGCTGGATAAGAAGATGCAGCAGCTGTGGACATTTTATCATACACCGGAGGAACGTCAAGGTCTTTGGCTTGATTCTGTCGACACAAGGGAGGATGTACTCGACCTGGCTGTGGATAACATGGAGAGGCTTTTCAGGAAGCTAATAGAACTGCACGATCGTTACAGAAAAGCATGCGAAAAAGGGGATTCAGCCCAGAAGTTGCGGGAAATCGGAGAGCAATATAATGGGGTTCGCACCGCGATCAAAAATGCACTTGAAGCCGAATTTGTAAACATGGGTGAGGCTTACAGGAAGGAACAGATATGCCTTCAGAATTGCCGTCAGTGATTCGAAGAAGAAGATACTTGACAATGAGTGACAAAAAAAAAGAAAAAGACAAAAAAAATTTGGTGCACGACGCATCCGACACAAAGCCCGTTGCGGCTTTTGTTGTTTGATGTATTTATTTTATTATATGAATAGATTTTAAGATATCATTTTAAAGTTTTTCATAAAATTTGAAATTAAAATTATTTAATAATTTAATAATTTAATAAGCTTAATTATAGAGTGCTTTTAATCCTAATATACAGGCAAGTGAAGACAAGATTTCGAAGATGGTTGAGGAGGCTGTGACGGAAGTGTCTGTTAAGGAGGCTGTGAAGGAAGTGTCTGTTGAGGATGGACATTGGGAATGTCCCCAATGTGGGTATTCATGTTTCATTGCTAGGTCAGATTGTTTCAAGTGTGGAGCATATAGGCCATTAGACGATACCTTCATTAGTGAGGGTGTTCCACTAAAGGCACTAGTTGGGTAGGACTTAAATCTCACTACGTGAATAAGCGAAACACGAAAAATTATACGCTAGAGCATTATGCTCGGGAAGGTACATTTTCCATATGTATTTTTTTATCTTATTATATGAATAGATTTTAAACAATTTATTAATAATAATTCTATAACATCAACTGTCATTGAGTTACCTATTTTTTTCTTCATTTGATGATCTGATATAGGTCTATTAACAGATAATGGGAATCCTTGTAGCTTCAAGTATTCATCAACAGATGCTTTGCGATTCATAGGCACGCACCACATATTAGGTTGTGCAGTTATACAAGGTGCCCATTTATTAGATTTAGGGAACTTTGCTTTTCTAAAACCAATATCAATAAAAACAGAGTCTTTTGGTATATTATTAAATAATTCTATATTACATTCTTTAATCTCATCTATACTTTTATTTTTTTTATCAACAAAACTTGTTATTTGATTCATTTTAATTTTATCTGGGAACTTGAAGATATCTTTTGAATGTTCTCTAGATATACCAATTATATATAATCTTTCTCTACACTGTGGTATACCATAATCTTTAGAATTTATGATTTTATAATGTATATGATATCTATTGTTTTTATTCAATGATTCTAAAATTTTATCAAAGTAATAACCATCTCTTAATGTCACTAAAGTTTTGACATTTTCTAAAATAAATATTTTTGGATGTCGTTCGTGAATAACTTTAGCACAATCATGAAATAAATCAGTTCTTGGGTCAACTTCTAATTTAAATTTATTGGCACGACTATATGGTTGACATGGGAATCCAGCAACATATATGTCTATATCTGGTACATCATTTATAATTCTATTTTTAATGTCATCGAATAAATATTCAGGATTATGATTTGCTTTAATATATTTTATAGCAAATTTGTCTATTTCGCTAGAAAACATATGTTTAAAATTAATATTGTATTTACAAGATATCTTTTTCATTGCTTCAATTGGAGCTTCAATTCCACTACAATCTGTTCCAATCTTTAACATATTTACTAATACTTTGAAAAAAATATAATATATATATATAGAATAATAGATGATAATAGCTTACTTGTGATTATATTGGCGTTTATAGTTGGATGTATGTGTTCAGGTATGATGAAGCAGATGTGTGGTGGTCGATTAGTTGAAGGTTCACTTACCAATGGTCTTCCCATATGTAATTTTGTATATGATCCAATATTAATCTTAGATAATAATTTATTCTATTTATATTTTATTAGAATATAAATAAAAAATAATAATATATCAAAAAAATTATATTGATGAGTGATAAATCTAATAATTCTGATAAAGGAATATCAGAAAATTTAAAATTACTTCGCGAAATTAATTCATCACTATTAGAATTAAAGAATGATATAATTTTATTAAAAAATGATATATTTTTATTAAATAATGAAGTAAAATGTATAAAATTATTAATTAATGAAAATAATAAATTAGAAAAAACAGATAAGAATATATCAACTGGATGGTTCTTTGGTTAAAAGGTTATTCTCAAAGATATCTTTATTATTATTATAATATTCTTTTAAATTAATATACCCAGTGTTAATTAAATTATCTACATCAGATTCTGATAATTTAAAACAAGTACTAGGAATATTTAATCCCAATTTTAAAATTCTTTTATCACTATTTAAATATTGTTTTTCTATTTGTGAATCTCTTTTATAAAATAAAAACTTAATAAAATCTATAAAATTGTTTTCATCATTGTTAGTATTATCAGTATCTTCAACATATATATATATTCCAATATAATTCTTATATTTTTCATCATTAATGAATGGATAACTACCTGTAATACCCCCATCTAATAAATATTGATTATTATAAACAATGTATTTATTAATAAGAGGTATAGATGTGGCTGCGGTTATTAATAATGCCAAATCCATATCGGGATTAGATATATGATCATAATATTCTGTTTTTAATTTAGTATAATTATATATTTTGATTCTATGATTTATTTTAGTTTTATCATATAATTCTTTTAGTGTTATTTTATCAGTATTATATTTATATAATAAAATGTGTTTTATTGCTATTTTAAATATTGTATTATCAAAAAATCCATATTCTGTGAAATTGTTAAAATCAATATCATCAATATCATAAATATTAATATTTATTAATATTTTTTTTATTAAACATAAGTTTAAATCGACAGAAAAACAAAATGCGAAAAATGATCCAATTGAACAAGATATAATATTTTTAATATTTTTTAATAAATCTTTTTCTTCAAGAAATTTATATATACCAGTATAAATAAATCCTTTAACACCCCCTCCGGATAAAAATAAAGTATCAATCATTTTATATTTTTATTTATAATATTATAAATAATAGAACATATGTCACAAATTAATATAAATAATTTATATAACAACATAAATAAAAAAAAGTATGAGAAATACGTAGTATATGATAAAATATTAAAAAGATGTCATAATAAAATAAATATATATGCAGAGAACTTAAAATTAGAATGTATATATGAAATTCCTGAATATATATTTGGATTACCAATATATAACACAACTTTTGCGAAAAATTATATTATAAATAGATTAGAAGAGAATGGATTTATAGTACATGATGTATCAAATATGATTAAAAATGGTATATATATATCATGGGATTTATCAAAATCAAAAAACAAAAGTTTTAAACAAAAAAAAGTAATAAAAGATGAATATAAGAGTATAGATGATTATAAACCGAATGGGTTATTTATACACAATGAGAGTGGTTTAAATTCAATTAATAAAAAAACGAATTTATTATCACTACATTTATAAATTTAAAATAGATTTAATATCACTATTTGTTTTAGTTTTTGTTCTATATAATCTAAGATCTGAATTATCATTATTACTATCTAGTATTTCTTTATTTTCTTCAAAAGTATGATACAATTGTGTTCCAATTGGAATATTTAATATATTATTACCATATTTAATATTGTTTGATCTATATTCATCAATTGATAAATTACCACCAAATTTTTTCAATAATAGTCTATGTGGGGCAATATTTATAATATCATCATTGTTCAATATTTCTTTTTTATATAAGTTAGTATATGAAGAAATTTCTAAAAATTTATTAGAATCGAAATTATCTTTGATATATCTAAGTCCACATTCAAAACTACAAAAATCACCATATGTATAAAATATTTTGTTTTTATATATGATTGGAATACCATAAATATTATTACTATTTAATTTCTCACAACAATTCCAACATAATTCGCTTATATTATTTGTAATAATTGAATTTTGATGACAATAATCATTTTCTCCAATATTATCAATATTTTGATTATTATGTATATTTACTGAATTTAATTTTATGATGTATTCGTTATTATGTGTTTCAAAAACTGGATTATCATTTACAATTACATTATTTTTTGGTTTTCTTCCTCTTTTTTTTTTCTCTTTAGTATTGGTTTTATTCATTGCGTATATATAATAATAATTATTTAAACTTCTTTCTTTATATATTATAATTAATTGTAAGTTTAAAATTAATAATAATATTATTATTAATTATAAATGATAGAATTAAACACAGATAATGTATTATTTTTGATAATATTTGTAATTATAGTTTCATTCACATCATATTTATATATAGAATTAAAGAAATTAAAGAATACTGTAAATATGAATACAGAAAATATTAAACAAATTAATAATTTAATTAAACAAAATAGTAAAAAAGATGTAATTAAACCTACGAAAACTGTTATACCAGATATAATGACCACAAAACAAATATATCCTAATATGAATAATAGTAGTGGATATGTATCACAAGTGGGTGCGAGTGTTTCTACATACAATTCAAGAATGAAAAATATACCAACAAAAATAAAAGAAAAGCCGATGAATAAACAAGTATTAAGTGAATCTGAGTCTTTAAGAACACAACTAGATAAAGAAGATCATAATAATATTATAAATTTTTTAACGGATGTAGATAATGATAAGAAAGTAGATAAAGTAGATAAAGTAGAAGTTGATGAGGTAGATAAGGTAGAAGTTGATGAGGTAGATAAGGTAGAAGTTGATGAGGTAAATAAAGTAGAAGTTGATGAGGTAAATAAAGTAGAAGAGGTAGAAGTTGATGAGATAGAAGTTGATGAGGTAGAAGTTGATGAGGTAGATAAGGTAGAAGTTGATGAGGTAGATAAGGTAGAAGTTGATGAGGTAGATAAGGTAGAAGAGGTAGATGTAGATAAGGTAGAAGTTGATGAGATAGAAGTAGATGAGGAAACACTTAATAATATGTCAGTAAAAGAATTAAGAATATTATCGAATAAAAAGGGATTAATAAAATCAGGTACAAAAAATGAATTGATTGAAAGATTATTAAAATAAAAATATAATTATATATATATATATATATATGAATAATACAAAATTAGATTTCCCGGCAATTATGAGTGATGGAAGATCATTAACAGATTACAGATCATCATGTTTACTTGATTTAGGTAGTATAGTTTCTAAAGAAGATGGAGAAAAAATATATACGGATAATTTATATGCTAAATCACTAGAATATAGAAATTTTCTACAAAATAATGGAACACAAATATTATCCGGAATACATAATAAATTAGATAAATACTACAAATGTACAAATTGTCCAGATTATACAACAGTATATCCAAAACTATTACAGGTATGTGGTGATAATAGCAATTGTACTGTTATGCCTGTAGATGAAATGGGATTGGGTTTAGTGAATCAATCAAAAAGCCTTTATTGACGCCATCTATTATTACATTTTAAGCAAGTAATGAATTGTGTCATTGGTTCGTCAGCAGATCTTGTTTGAACTTCATATAACGAACATTCATTACTTTTACATCTAGAGCATTTATATAAGTTTGTCATAGCTTTTGGTTTTAATTCATTTTTAATTTTATCAGATTTTATTTTTTTATTAATTAATTCTTTCCAGTTATCGGGATTTATATCATATAAATGTAGATTATTAATATTACTGGGATTAATTTCAGATGATTTAATTCTATTAATAAAATTATTATTTTTTACATATGATTTGTCATTAATGTTAACATAAAATGATATAATCTTAAAATGATATAAATTTCTAAAAATATCATTATTCCATGATCTAATGATATTATGTTTTATAGCTTTTTCAATTACATAATTATATATAGATTGTTCAAATTTACGAGATAAAGATAAATCATTTATAAATAGATCGAATTTTTTAACCGAGTTATTGCGCAATTTATCATTAATATTCGAGTTCATATATATTTTTTAATTAATATATATATTATATAATATCAAATTTTTAATATATATTATTATCGTAACTTAAATTATTATCATCAAATGTATTTAAATAAATATTATCATATGTAATATTACTATTATTATATTCATCATCTGAATCATTTTCATTGATATTATCTGAATAATAATCACAATTTATTGAATAGAATTCTCCATATTCTTTTATACTGTAATTTATTAATTTATTATTTTTTAGTTTTACGATATATATATTATCATATAATATAATATCATTATAAGATAATATATCTAAAGAAGATACACCATTGGATGGAATTACATGATTATTTATTTGTTCTCCTTCTAAATTACCATATAATAGTAACTTTGAATTATTATCAATAAACCATTCAAATAATAAATTAATATCATTATTACTATTTTTTTTAATAGTGTTCATCCAGTTTTTTGTTGATTTAATTTCAGTCATCGTATCATCTGTATTAATTCGTATAATATTCATTTATTATATTAATATAAAAATAGTTTTATATAATATAATCTAATGAGAGACATAATATCGATATTTATTGGATTTTTATTTGTAGATATAATATTTAAGTCATATAGTAGAAATATTATAGTTTCGATACGTTCATAAAATTATAAAATAATAATTAAATATTATATAAAATGAGTGGTCAAACAGATATAGGGCATATCACTAATTCTGATAATCTTTCAAAAGAAGAAGAAGAAATTGTAGATTCTATTTTATCCGAAATTAATGAAGGAGATCAACAACAGCATATGGCGCAACAGCATATGGCGCAACAGCAGATGGCACAACAGCAGATGGCGCAACAGCAGATGGCACAACAGCAGATGGCACAACAGCAGATGGCACAACAGCAGATGGCACAACAGCAGATGGCACAACAGCAGATGGCACAACAGCAGATGGCACAAAAAAAACCATATTTAATGCCGAATGGACAACATATGCCGGAACAAATGATGAATAAAATGGGAATGTCTATGCCAGTAAAAATGGATGAGTCTCCAACTGAAAAATTAATAAGAGAATGTAAAGAACCATTGTCCGTATTAATGTTAGTAGTATTATTGAGTATGCCCCAGATAGATGAAGTACTAGTTAAAAGTATGCCATTATTTGATAATGAGGGATCTTTATCATTAGTAGGATTATTAGTTAAGGGTGTAATTGGTGCGATTATTTTTTATATCTTAAAAATTTACTCTTAAAATGATTATTTAGTTATCTAAAAGTTCGCTTATTTTTTTATAACATTTGTTTATAGTTACTTCAGAAATTTCACAAACATCATGTATATCTTTTTTTGATATGTCTAAATTATTTTTTAAAATATAATAGTAAATACACCCGGCTGTAATAGATGGTGGCGTATTCTCAGAAATTAAATTATAAGAAGATATTTTATTACATAAATCTTTAATTTCATCATTATTATTTAAATTTAATTTATTACAATATCTATCTATTAAATCAATTGGAGATATGCTATTTTTACTATATATTCTGGTATTATAAGATCTATTAGTTCTTAAAATTTCTTGAAATTTTTTAATACCACTAGTAACAACTTTATTATCAACATTAAATATTTTAGATAATTCTTTATCTGATCTTGGAACATCGCAATTTTTACATGCGAAGAATACAGATGCTACAATAATACCATGTCTATTTACACCTCTTGAGATTTTTACTTCAGCTATTAATGAATATAAGGATTTTGCTTCATTTATAATTTTTTGATTAATATTATTAGATATACAAGTTGTGGTTATAGTATTATAAACTTTATTTAAACTTCTTTCTTTATAAGTCATAGAATTCCAATTTTGAAATCTTCTAACTTTATTTGTATTATTATCACATCTATTAGTTTTATTAGAAACGGATGTACCCATAGATGATTTAGGTAAATAAGCATTAATAGGTGGTCCACATCTTGTTGGATCAGATGATTTCGAATCATCAGAACCATAATATCTCCATTCTGGAGCATCACTAATAAATGATATTTGTTTTTCACATATTTTACAAATATAGCTTGAATCTTTTGCTAGTTTTATATTTTCAGATATATCACAACAACTACTTTTTTTTTCATTATTAAAAATAGTTGATTCAAATAGACAATCATCAGAATTATCCATTAATTAACAATATTTATTTAATTAATTTTTAAATTATTTAAAATTTCAAATTTTAAATTTTAAATAGTATAATATATATATGATTACAGAAATTGTATCAGGATTATATATCGGAGATTCCGATACTTTACTTGATAAAGAGATATATAAAACATATAATATAGATATTGTTATTAATTTAACAACTAGTTATCAGTTTTTAGATATAAATGTACAAAAGATAAAATTTCCGATCAAAAATTTTATAGATTACAAAGATAGATACAAAAAATTATTAGTATATATATATAAAAACTTTGTTAATTATAATATATTAATATGTTCAGAAGAACAATATCAAACATTAACGGCGGCATTATTTTTAATAGAATATGGAAAAATACCAGATTATGATGTTAAATGTGTATTAACAAATAAAAATGATAAACTTGTACTAGACTACGATTTGTCTATATTTAAAAAATAAAGTAATTTAATATGTATTATGAAAATACCAAAAATAATTCATCAAGTATGGATAGGTCCCAAAGAACCCCCAATAAAACCAATGGATACTTGGAAAAATAAACATCCAGATTTTGAATATATTCGATGGAATGAATCGGAATTTGAAAAAAGAGATATGAATTTTGAATGTCAGGATAAGATAGATAGTATGGAACAGTATTGTGGGAAAGTAGATATTATGAGATTAGAATTATTATATAAATATGGAGGAGTATTTTTAGATGCGGATTCTGTATGTATTGAACCAATAGATTATTTATTGAATAATAATTTTATGATTTACGAGAATGAAAAAGTTAGAAAAGATTTAATTGCGAATGGTATAATGGGTTTTGTTCCTAAGCATCCATTTATTAAAAAATGTATTAATTTTATTAAAAATAATGAAGTAAGTCAATCTAAAACTGGTTTATTACCATGGCAAATAACTGGACCAACATTAGTAACAAAAATATATGATAAAGATATCTTTAATGATATTAGGATATTACCAAGTTATACATTTTTACCGATTCATAATACTGGTTTAGAGTATCAGGGTCATGGTAAAGTATATTCACATCAATTATGGGGTTCAACGAACTGGGGGAAATTTGATATGAGTGGTTCAATACCAAAACAATTTTTGAAACCAGAGGATGAAGTTTCCATTGTAATTCCTAGTTATAACACAAATATAAGATATGTTAATGAATGTTTAATGTCGATAAAAAAACAGATTGGGTATATTGGTATGGAAATAGTATGGATTGATGATGGTTCGGATGAATTAAATTCAACATTATTAAAAAAAGCATTGGAAGAATTTGAAAAAACAACAAGATTTGTGAGAATAATATATTCAGAAAATGAAACTAATAAAGGATTGGGATATTCATTAAATCGAGGCGTAGAATTATGCACTAATCAAATAATATTTAGAATGGATAGTGATGATATAATGATACCAACAAGAATCCAAAAACAATTAGAATTTATGAATAATAATCCAGAATGTGGATTATGTGCATCACAATTACAAATGTTTCGAAATATTAACAATAAAATTGTAGATTGTGGAAAAACAAATCATAAGTTTATATTTACTTGGAAAGATTTTTTAGATAATAAATCGAATCATTGGATTACAAACCATGCTACCTGGTGTTTTAGAAAACGAGAAATATTAGAAGTTGGTAATTATAATAAATCTCTTCATTCAATGTGTGAAGATTTTGAATTAATATTGAGAGTTCTTAAGAAATATGGAAAAATATATTGTTTAAACGATATATTATATTATTATAGATTACATGAAAATGGTTTAACATATAATGGTGGAAAAGAAGGTAGTTTATATTGGAATATAATAAGGAATGAAATTATTTATAAAATAATTAATAATATAGAAGAAAAACCAATAATAAATTTACAAGATAAATGTGTTATTGAAGAACCATGTTTTATTAAAACAGATAAAATAGAAATAACCAGAAAAAATCCTAAAAATAATGATATAGTTATTTTTACAGATTATTTAATTAATCAACATAATGATAATTTTAAAAATATAGCATTATTAATAGAATCGCCTGAAATAACTCAACAAAGTTATAATTATGTGTTAAATAATGTTGATAAATATGATTTAGTATTAACTCATAATAAAAAAATATTAGATATAAATAACGATAAAGTTAAATTAAATTTATATGGAACAACATGGTTACATGAATCATATCAGAAACTATACGATAAATCAAAATTATGTTCAATTATTTCATCAAATAAAACCATAACTTCTGGACATAAATTAAGACATGTCATATTAGAATATTTAGTAAAAGAAAATATTGATGTAGATAAATTTGGAGGAAATTTCAAAAAATTATCGGGGACAAAGAGTAAAATTTATACAATCGAGCACTCATGGAAACATATTACAAATGAAAAAATATTAGGATTAAAAGATTATATGTTTTCTATTACCATTGAAAATTGTAAAGAGGATTATTATTTTTCAGAAAAATTAATTGATTGTTTATTATCAGGAACTGTACCAATATATTGGGGATGTCCTAGTATTTGTGATTTTTTTAATATTAAAGGTATGATAATATTTGATACATTAGATGAATTAAAAGATATCTTAAATAATTTAACAATAGAAAAATATAAATCAATGGAAATATATATAAAAGAAAACTTTGAAAAAGCAAAAGAATATAATGATTATAAACTAAATGAAGATGAAATTATTAAACTATTATAACCTGTCATCAAATAAATCATAGAAAAATAGGTGAAATATATAATATTGGTTGTGATAATGGAATGGAATATTCTGTAATGGATGTTGCTAAAATATTAATAAATAAAATATATGATACAGAAGATTATAATAAATGGATTACATATATAGATGATAGACCATTTAATGATAAAAGATATTACATAAGTAATAAAAAAATACGAAGTTTAGAATGGAATATAAATATTAGTTTTGAATATGGTATTAGTTTATTATTTAAATAATAGGATTTATTTTTATATATTTAATTAAATAAATATATAATCATGTTAAGAGAATCAATTAATGAATGTTCGATTTGTTTATCTGAAATAGAAAATATTACAACAACTGATTGTAATCATAGTTATTGTAAAAAATGTATTGATGATTGTCTAGATAATAAACCAGAATGTCCATTATGTAGAAAAAATATTAAATATTTAAAAAATGATAAAGAAACAATTAGAGTTGTTAGATACAATAATATTAATGCTTCGAATAATAGAGTTATTAATCCCGAACCATTTATGTATAACTATTCGAGATATAAGGTATATAGATTTGGAGTAACATTATCTTTTACATATATTTTATATCAATTATATAAAATATCAGCACTAAATTATATTATAGAAATAAATGATAAAAAAATAGCAGAATGTATTAATAATAATACAGAATTAGAGAATACAATTTCTAACAATTCTTATAATAATATTCATATGGCGATGAGTAATTTAATTCATATATGTAAAATCCCAATCAAGTATTTTAATAATTGTATAAATAATTAATCGCGATTTACTACTTCCTCCTCTTCTGTATCTTCATCTGTCTCTAGATCATCGTCATCATCTGAGTCTTGGAAGGCATATGAATCAAGTGTCTTTGGCTTATCTACTTTAATTTGCTGAGCCTTCCATGATACACCAAACTTACTTCCAGCGACCCAAACTACGGTCAGTTGTAGTAATACTTTAATAGTTGACTTCTTAGGAAATAGTGCCATTACTTCATCATTTGACATATCATTAATTGGAATCTCTCGACGATTGTGATCAAATACCTTACATTCCCACTTTCCCTTATTCTTAGGAATCTTAAAACGGAAACTAGGTGGATACTTGCCATCCGGTTCACCAGTTTCTGGATCTACTGACACTCTCTTCATATTTGTGTATCGATCTTCAATAGCATCTTTATTTACCTTGTTCTTTGCGAGCTTTAGCCACTGGACATGATTCTTCATAGCCTCTTCACAAACCTTATTGTCAAGAGCTTCAGCAAACTCACACATATGCTTATTTGATTCACTAGACTCGGGATCAATGTTAACTGTGATTTGAAGTTTACCATTGTCAGAACTTTCATTATCGCTATAAAATGAAGCATCAAATGGCATTGATAATTTATCACTTCTTAGATATAGAGGCTCATCATTTACAGAGGCAAAAATAATCTTTCCACCACTCTGAGTAACCTTTACATCTGAAAACTTAATATTTTTAACTAGTTCAGTAGCTTCATTCGGCGAATATGTAACTGGTTGATCGGACATTATCTTTTTCTCTTTTTCTATTTATTTATTTATTTATTCTCTGTATACTTAATTATTTATTTATTCTCTGTATACTTAGTTATTTATATAATATAATTATCTCCTTATATCAATTTCAAATTTATATTTAATAATTAAAATATATATAATAAATTAAAATGAAATCAGAATTAATTAATAATAATAACATTATAATTGATAAATTTACATATAAATCATCTGATTATTATAAAAAAGATATTATAAATAATTATATTAAACTGAATAATATTATAAATCCTAATATTATTATAAAAATTAAAAAAACAAAAAAAAAAGAGTTATTTGATAAATTATGTAACACAATTAATAGTTACAAAAGATTTAATGATATAAATGTTATAATTAAGTTACAATCATATATAAGAAGATATCTTTTAAAAATAAAAATAAAATTAAAAGGACCAGGAATATATAAACCAGTTAATAACGAAGATGATTTTTATTATAGTACAAATAAATCAGAGATAGGTTTTAATTATTATTTTTCATATAAAGATGATTCAGATAATATATGGATGTTTGATATAAGAAGTATATATAAATTAGTAAGAGATTCTACAAAACCGTTGAATCCATATACAAGAAATATAATACCAGATAACGTAATTAAGAATATAAGGAAGATAATTGGATATTTAAAAAAGAATAATATTCAAATAACATTAGAACATGAAAATATAGAATTAGATATAGAATCTAAAATAAATGATATAATTATAAAAATTTCAAGTTATGGATATAATATAGAAAAAAATTGGATAGATAGATTAAATTTATATAAACTAAAGAAATTATACGCATCATTTCAAGATATGTGGTATTATAGAATTCAACTAACACCAGAAACAAGATCAATGATAATTAATGATCAATTATTTTCAAATAATTATATGTTTGTAAATACTTTAAATGATGTATTACAAATTAAAACATTATTATTTAATGATGTATATAAATTAATAAATACAACAAATAATAATTATTCTAGCATGACTGCGATGTGGTGTATTATTTCTTTTGGAACTGTAATAAAAAAATGTATTGATCATAATCTATGGATTCAATCGATAATTTAAATATATTTAAAAAAATATTAATAATATATATTAAATAAGTAGTGCGGTTGGATAAATAAAATAAAATAAAACAAATAGTATAAAAAAATATAATGGCAGGAAAGAAAACAAAGACATCAAAATCTAATAAAGTAGTAAAACCGGTTGAGCCGGATCCTCCAGTTGAGCCGGATCCTCTAGTTGAGCCGGATCCTCTAGTTGAGCCGGATCCTCCAGTTGAGCCAGACTCTCAAGTAAAATCGAGTGAGGAATCAGAGTTCCTAGATTTTTCAAGTGAGCTTATGGAGATTCGTTCTACTCTAAAGGATCAAATGAATGTACTACGAGCTACTATTAAGTCTCTAGATTCTCTAGAGAAGAGACTCAATAAGGAGTCTAGAGTAGCTATTAAAAAGATGAGTGGTCGCAAGCAAAAGCTATTACCGAATGGTGAGAAGCCACTAAATGGATTTTCGAAGCCAGGTAATGTATCCGATGAACTTCGTAAATTTTTAGATCTAAAGAATGATGAATTAATCGCACGAGTTGATGTAACTAAGGCTATTACAAAGTACTGTAACGATAATGGTCTAACTAATCCATCGGATAAGCGTATTCTACTACCTGATGCGAAACTATGTAAGCTACTTCGCATTGATTCAAAATCTAAGGAGGACTTAACATACTTTAATCTACAAAAGTACCTTAAGATTCATTTTCCAAATAAGGATGGAGAATTTTTATCACTCTGAAATAATATATATGTAATTGTAAATGAGTAATGATGAATTCATTAAATTTTTATTTTTATTTATAGTAACACTAACAATACATAATAGTATTAAAATATGTTTAAAACAATCTAATATACTTTTTTAATTATATAAGCAATATATAATAAATATTATAATATACATGTTGATATCTACTGTTGAAAATTTTACAGTAGATATTAAATATAAAAATAAATTAAAATATTCGAATGATTTTACTTATATTCCAATCGAGATGAAATATTTACAAACACCAAAAATATTAATACCATATGGTATAGATAAAGAAAAAAATATTTTAGATATATTATTTATTAACATTGAGAATGACAAGAAAATAAAAGAATTAATATTTAAATTTAATAAATTATATGAGAAAGTTGAGATAAAATTTAATAAATTCAATGTTAATAATTTTTTAAAAGATAAGTTGATGCGCTTAAAAATTAAAAAATGTAAAATATATAATCAAAATAAAGAAGAAATAAATAATTTTTCGAATAATATATATGGTGAACTGATAATAAATTTGGATGGATTATGGATTGTTAAAAATGAAATATGGTTTAATTGGAATATATTACAAATTAAAGTTAATGAACCAATTTATTTACAACATTATTCATTCATTGATACGAAAGTTAATAAAAAACATATACCTCCACCACCACCACCACCTCCACCTCCACCTATACCAAGTAAAATAAATAATATTAAATATGTTCGCAAATTAAATAATAAGAATAATATAACAAATAAGAATAATATGACTATACCAGATATATCATTGTCAGAGGTTAAATTAATTTTAAAAAATTTAAATAAAATTAATATTTCTAAAAATTAAGTATAGAAATACTTTATTATATTATATATATGGAATGTTTAAAAAAATATAAAGATATAATTGGAAAACCATATGAGGGCGTTCATTCATATAGATTCATGGGTACTGCTATAGTTGATTATATTGTTACTATTATACTTTCTGTAATATTTGCCTATGTAACTGATATTCCCATCGTGTTAAGTACAATAATTGTATTTGTGTTAGGAATAATATTACACATATTATTTGGGGTTCCTACAAATACAACTAGATATTTAGGATTTTCTTAAAAAAAAATATATATATAATATATATATATAATGGCTAATTGTGATACATGTATGACCGGTGGTGGTAAAAGATCGAATCGTTCTAAAAAATCGAAGAGATCAATGCGTTCTAAAAGATCAATGCGTCCAAAAAGATCAATGAGTTCCAAGAAAACAAAAAAGTATAAATTAAAAAAAAGTAAAAGTAAAAGTAAAAGTAAAAGTAAAAGTAAAAGTAAAAAATCGAAATTAAATACATATATGATGGCTTTAAATAAAGCTAGAAGTTCAAATGCTAATTCATTTGAATATAAGGGAAAAAAATTTGTTAAAAAGAGATCAAAAACGGGGCTAATAGTTTATAGTTCAAAAAAAGGTTGAGAGGAAAACCATGTATGTAATTGTAGCTAAATTATAAATTTATATCCAATCCTAGAATTGGTGGTTTAGCTAACATATCAGCTCTATTATATTCCATATTTTGAAAAGTACTAGATCTATTTAATACTTCTGGAACATTATCTTTATTTTCAAAAAAGTTATAATGTTTATTAGTTTTATTATCATTGTAAAATTTGAGAGATTTTTCATAAATATACATAAATGGATCCAATATTAAATCATTTGGCTTAATTAAATATCTTGAATTATTTAAATAATCGATTTTATTAGAAGCTTCGGGTATTTTATTCATAATATATATATTATATTATATATTTTTTTAATAACATCTCTTTCCAAATGTAAACATATAATCAAATAAAAATATAAAAAATATACAAGTACATATATATAACATTAATTCATTAAATTGATCATTCTGAACATCTAGTGAATATCCTTCAACAATATCTTCTTTATTACTATTTGAGCATGTAAATAATTGATCCTTTAGATTATTTATTTCACCTGTTAATTTTTCTACAATTACTTTATATTTATTATCAAGATCTTCAAATAATTTTTTATTAATCGCATTGACTTCATAGTCTATATTATTTTTAACAGTTCTTTCAGGATCAACAAATTCTCTTTTTTCTAGATTGCTGATTCTTTTAGATAATTTAACATTATCATTTAAATATATATCTTCTTTTTTATTTCTTTTATCTTTACTAAAACCAGGGAAAGCATCATCTATACTACAAAATCCCACCATTATTGTTGTATATTATATATTATAAAATATTATATTTTTTATAATATAAATGTATAAAATAAATGATGATACAAATAAATATATATTAGGATTAGCTATAATAATTATTAATATTGGATCAAGGTTTATATTAGATGAGCTAACACCAAAACAAAAAAAATTTATTAATAGACCCGCAATAAGAAGATTAACCATATTTTGTATATTTTATATGACAACAAGAGATTGTGTAGCAAGTATAATATTAACAATTACATTTATATTGATAACTATGAATATTTATAATGAAGAGGTACAATCTGAAAAAAAAGATGAACACGACAAAATATTAAATGAAATACAGATAGTTTTATCTAAATATTCAAAGTAATTCCATCATTTTTTGATTCACCACTATTTAATGATATAGAATCTAAATCAATATTATTTGGATTTAGATTCATTTGATTAATAATATCATCTAGATCATTGTCGGGTGGATTCATTTCTGCTCTATAATTATTCATATTTTCACGACCACCCCCCATTAATCCTGACATCATACTCATCATATTTGGCATACCACCACCACTTGATGTATTATTATTATTACCACTCATTCCATTAACAGCAGCTTCAGCAAATTGTTTTTTTAATTCTGGATTTTGACTTAATATTTGATCCATTCCAGGGAGAGATGTTTTAAACATTGTATTTGTTAAATGGAACATAAATGCGCTTCCACCTAACATAAATAATAATCTTAATTCTGGTGATGATTCACCCGGACCACTGTATTTTTCAGCTAATTCTTCAAACACTTCATCATAATCATTTATATTTTCATTAACTGATTCTGACCAACCATCTAATTTAACACTGAATGGATCGAATCTTCCATTCAAGAATTCTATACCAGTAATACACGCCATTAACATTTTTCTCTGAAATTTAATAGAATTTTCTAATTCTCTTTGTTTTTTTAGTTTTGTATATTCATTTCTCATATCATCTAAATGAGAATTCATGGTATAGTTCATAGTTGTTCTAATACCCTGAGATTCTAATTTTTTAAATTTATATATTAAATCTATTTTTTCATTTTTTATATCTTGTGAATTCATTTTATGAATTGGTTTATATTCTTCTTCACCCTCATCCTCTGATATTACATTATCTAATATTGGATCTGATAGTGGAATACTCTTAGATTCAGAATATGTATTTATATTTTTAACTTCTGGATCTTTTGGAGAATATGATACTGATATATCATCATCATTTTTATATGATAGATCTTCATTAGATGTTGACGATTTTATTTTATTCGGATCAACTAATAAATCGACCCCAAGTAAATTATTATCATCTATAGTATCATTAACAATATTTATATCATCTAAATTAATGTTCTGTATCCCTTCATCAATATTAACTTCAAAATTGTCTGCCATTTAATTATTGTTAGAAAGATTTATTATAATATATACGCATTAATCTTAAATAGATAAATATGTATGTATATCTTCTGGCATTTCTTTAATATTTGTATCATAATATTTTTTTAATTCATTAAAATTATCTAATTCTTTATTTAATACGAAATTTATTGCGACACCTTTTCTACCATACCGTCCACTCCTCCCAATCCTGTGTATATATGTTTCATTATTAAATGGGATATCAAAATTTATAACCAATGATAATTGTTGAATATCAATACCACGTGATAATAAATCTGTAGATAACATAATTCTTGTTTTTCCTGATCTAAATTTGTCCATTTCTTCTTTTCTCTCACTAGATGATAAATCACCATGAATATATGAAACAGGATATTCATCATTAGATAATTGTGTATATAAATTATTTAATGATTTTTTAGAATTTAAATATATTATGGATTGATTTAAACTGATTGATTTAAATAAATCAATCAATACATCATATTTCCAAGAATAAGTATTTAGTAAAACATAAAATTGTTCAATACCCTCTAGTGTTAACTGTTCTTTATCAACTAGTATTTTATTTGGATTTGTCATAAATTTTTCTGTTAAATCTAATACATTTCTAGGCATGGTTGCGCTAAATAAACATATTTGTGTTTCTTTTGGAAGATATCTTATAATCTTATACATTGTTTCTAAAAAACCAATTGATAACATCTCATCTGCTTCATCTATAGTTAATATTTTAATATTATTTGTAAATAATTCACCCCTGTCAATCATATCTAATATTCTACCGGGTGACCCTACTATAATATGTGGATTATTTTCTCTTAATTTTTTAATATCATTTTGTATGGGTGTTTTTCCTACTAATGTAATAATATTAGCTTTATAATAATTATTTAAATTCGAAATGACTTCATAACATTGATATACTAATTCATGTGTTGGACACATAATAATACTCTGAAGTAAATCATTTTCTTTATCTATATTATTTAATACACCAATACAAAATGAACCAGTCTTACCAGTTCCCGATTGTGCTTGAGCTATAAGATCTTTCCCCGTATTAATTAATGGTATAGATTTGTATTGAATATTCGATGGATTTTCGTATCCATACGAAAACACCCCTCTTAATATTTCATCCTTTATTTTCAATTCTTCAAATGACATAATTATATTATATATATATAATTTATTCTTTAATTATTGTCAAAGATATCTTTTATATTTGTAAGTAACTTAACAGGATCTGATCCATTATATGTCATTTTTATATCATTTTCATATATTAAAATAAATGTAGGAACAGACTTTACATTATATTTATCACAAATTTCTTCATTATTATCTATATCTATTTTATATATTTGTAAATTATTTATTTTTGTAAATTTATCATTTATTATTGGTGATATTCTTTTACATGGACCACACCATGATGCCGTAAAATATAATAAATTATATGTTTTTGATTCTTTCAAAATATTTTCTATATTACTATCTTCATCTATCTCAATTATTTCATTAATATTTGTTTCCATTTTATATAATAATTAAAAAAAAAATAATATATAAACTTAAATCCATTTTTTATATTGAATAATAAATAAATATCGTATATAATAATCATATAGTTTATTATTAATCAGAATAATCTTCAGTTGATGATTCTGTATCATAATCAGAATCAGGATCACTATACATATTTATTAGATTAATCTGATTGACCGTTCCTATCGGATCCTTCTTCATTTGTAAATTTAATTCTCTTTCATAATTTGCTCTTTTTATATTTGTCATTGCCATAATTTCTTTATCTGATTTTACTTCAAATATTGTTGGTATAACTGGTAATGGAGCATTAAAATCTTCTATATTTACTATTCTATCGAATTTAATTATCCCTTCAGGATTTCTATTGGAACATATATAACTACATATTCGCTTGTCTGTATCATATATGATGAAAGGATCTTGAGTATTTTCACCACACACAGTACACGACATTTTTTATATATTGTTTTAACTAATTATAAGATTAATAATTTCAAATTAATATTTAAAAATAGAATTATATAATATAATATAATTAACAAATATAGATGGAACTTATTGATTATGTTAATAATAATGGAATTGATTCACTAAAAAGTGATAACATTAAAATTAATAAATTTAAAAATCTTAAATTAGTAAAATACAAATATGGATCTAAATTAACAAATGAATATCAAAAATATTGTAAAGGTGCTATATATAATTGTGAAACAAACAACTTTGTATGTATTCCACCAAAAAATTCTGAATTATATAATAATCAACCATTAAGCAAATCTGTTATTATTCAAGATTTAATTGATGGAACAATGGTTAATATGTTTTATGTGAATGATAAATGGAATATATCAACTAGAAGTGACATTGGTTGTAATAATAAGTGGTCTGACAAGTCATTTATTAAAATGATTAATGATATATGTGATATTAATACTATAACAAATGTATTAAATAAAAACTATTCATATTCTTTTGTACTTAGACATAAATCTAATAAATGTGTATCTAATATTGAATTTAACTCATTAGTTCTTGTAGACATATTTGATTTATCAGATAATATGTATGTAACAGATATGAATGCTCATTTTAATATAAACGTACCATTCTATATTATTAATCATTATGCTTATACAAATATTGAAAGATTAATGAAATTAAAATGTAATCATGATTGGAAGGGATTTATTATTAAAAATAATAATATTAGATACAAATACATTAATCCAGAATATAAAAAAGCAAAAGATATTACAATAAATTCTAATAATTTATTATATACATATTTTAGTTGTAAACATGATAATACTATAATGAAATATCTAAAAATATATCCTGAAAATAAAAAAGATTTTGATAATTATAGAGATTTGTTTAATATCATGGTTAATGAAGTATATGACAATTATGTTAAATTTAAAATTAAAAAAACTATTAAATTTAATGATATTCCATTTCATTTAAAACCATTAATAAATAATATTCATGATCAATATATAATTAAAAATAAAAGAATTAGTATAAAATTTATTAGTAATTATATTACAAAATTACCATTAAAACGTATAATATTTATTATGAATAATTATATAAATTAAATTTTATTATTAATTTCATTTAATATATCTATAATCTTAAGAATAATATTATTTAAACTTTGAATAAGCATGTTTAATGTTTGATTATCATTAGAAAACATTTCTTTTGGTGATAAATTTAATTCAATATAAAATTCAAGTGGATGTGGTTTTCTATATCCACATATATTAATAAATGATTTCTCATTTAAATTAGAAACATGTGATTGGATTATATTACCAATAGTATCATCATAATCAGGCATTTTAATTATAAATAGCTTATCTTTTTTTGTATATTTAAATTTTGATTCTACATCTAATAATAGTATTTTATCAAATTCTTGTATACAATCTTTTAATTTATTTATTAAAATATTAATAGATTGCTTATATAATATTATCGGAGAATAGTAATGATAACCAGTAATATTAAAGTCATACCAATAAGGCTCCGTATTAATATCTCTATGATAAAATCTTTCAATATTTTCAAAGCGATAATCGACTTTAAAGTCATCTAAATTATCTTTATCAATATTTTTTATTTTAATTTGATCATTAAGAGATTCATTAAATTGTTCTTCATCTATATGAAAAGTGTATAGACAATTAGATATATTATTATATTTAGCATGATCATATCCAGTGCCTACATTAGGTATAGCATATAATTTAAGAGATTGTTTTTCATTAGAATTTGTAGATTTTAATTCTGTTATAAATATGTAACTTATTATATCACGTATTTTAAAAGGTTTTATAATAATATTTTTAAGTTTATCAGATAATTTATTGTCTAGATCATAATCATCGATTGTTACATTATCTTTATAAGCACTTGTTTTTTTCAATGGATAAATATTAAAATCATTAGTTGTTACTTTTAAAACAGGATTATCCTTATCATTTGTAACATCAATCATAAATAAGTAGTCATTTTTATATTTGGCTGGATCAATATTCAAAGGAATTAAAGATATCCTCTGTTTCAAATATTCATTATGAACAGATGTATTATTTTCTAGTATTTTAATATTATCAAATGATACAGTATCTATGCTACTAATTAATGTTCTGCGTATTCCATTCATTATACTTTTATCTAAACCAACCGATTCATCTCCCTTTAATTCAAAAGATAATTCATCATTAGAATCTTTTATATTTATATATTCCATTTATATAAGTATTATATTATAATATTTATTATTTTATATTATTTCAAATTTTATGTTTTATTTTTATATTTTTATTAAATAATATTATTATAATGAGTGATAGTATATTATTTATAAGTAGAAGATGTAAATATTGTCAAGAATTATTGATATTAATTCATAAAAATAAAAATGATATTAGTAAATTATTTAAAATTGTAGATATTGATAAAAATCAATTTCCTAAATATGTCACAAGTGTTCCAATTCTTAAATATGGAGATAGATTAATACATGGGTCCGATATTACAGAACAAATTAATATGTATTTATCTGAGATTAGACCAAATAATGTAATTAAATCACATAATGACAATATGATGCCGATGATGTCTAGTAATAAAGATATATATTCAAATAAACATAATACACAAAATAATTCTAATATTATATCAAATAATAATCCTAATAATAATCGTAATAATAATCCTAATAATAATCCTAATAAAGATAACTATGATAATTCAATTAATAATTTAGATTCATATTGTATTGATGGTGTTTGTAGTATAGAATTTTCATCAATTGATGAAAATGAGGTTGATTCATTTATTTATGATAAAGTAGATTTTGAAAGTAATACACCCGAATCATCAAATTTACATGTTAATAGTGATAATGAATCAATTGATAAATCATTGGAAAAATTAATGAATGAACGTAATAATGAATTACCTCAATCTGATAATAATAATATTCAAAATACCTTAAATTTAAGTATGGATTCAAATACGCTAGATTTACGCGTATAAACAATTACAATAAAAATATTCATTATAAATATAATGGATTACGATAAATTAAATATTAAAGCATTAGATTTATTTAAGTCGTTCATCAAAGATATCATTAATGTATATCCAGAACATAAATCAATATTATATGATAAATATGGAGATATTATAGTTGGTGATAGCAATGATATTACTAATTTTTTAGAGAATATAAGCAAATATGAAAAATTAATAACGAATAGAGATAATAAATTATTTAATAAAGAAAATATAATATTCGAAGGTATTCCTATGTCAGAATTATGGAAAGAAGATATTTCTGATTCTACTAAAAAAAACATTTGGAAATATTTACAGACATTCTGTGTAATTCATATTAATCTAAAATCGAGTGAAAGTCTAAAAGAATTATTAAGCGGTGAATCTAATAACTTATCTTCAACAGATAAAAAAGATTTAAAAGATTTAAAAAAAATAAAAAAAATGAAAGATGATATTAATAAGAGCGACTCACTATTTGGTGATCTCAATATTGAAGAAATGTTGGGTAATTCAACAATAGGTAAAATAGCTAAAGAAATAACAGAATCAATTGATTTACCAAATTTAGAATCTCCTGAGGATTTAAGCAAATTATTTCAAGGAGAAAGTATAATGAATATATTTAACACTGTTAATACCACTGTTAAAAATAAAATAGATAGTGGCGAATTAAGTAATGATATACTTAAAAAAGAAGCAGAGGGAATGTATCCTAATATGATGAAAAATGATTTATTTAAGTCTATGTCTGAAACTATGTCAAAATTTAAACCAGAAGAAAGTGCCAGTGGTATAAATAGTGATGGTATTAATATTAATAATAATAATCTTGCATAAATATATATATATATATGACTAATTTTTGGTTTAATGATATGAATATTATTTTGAATAGAAGTTATATAACAGAAGTTATCCCTAATAATAATTATGAGGTTAATAGAAATATGAATGCTATATTTAGAGCTAGTTTATATTTATCTCTAGTAATATTTTTATTAAATAAAAAAACTAATATATTCGCATTACCTCTAATTATAGCAGTTATAACTATAATGGTACATAAAAATAATATAAATATACAAGAAAAAATAATATTATTAAATAAAAATGAAAATAAAAATGAAATTACAATAAATAAAGAAAATAATAACAATAATATAATTAATAAGCTGAAAGAAAAATTAAGATTTCCAACAATTAATAATCCACTTATGAATCTTAATTTAGTAGATCATGATAACAAAATCGCAGTAAATCCAAATAACCAATTAGTAAAAGATGATATAAATAAAAATTTAGATATAAATGTTTATCGAGATCCATCTGATACAAATTACGAATCATTTAATAGATTTTATACAATGCCTGTTACATCCATAATTAATGATCAAAAGGGTTTCGCCGAATGGTGTTATAGTGGTGATAGTGGTTGTAAATATGGAAATCAAAAGGATTGTTACAAAAAAAGAGGCAGAAGTGGTGGATCTACCGGTGGAGGTTTTGGTCCCAGTTAACAGTTATTTAAATTATTTCTTACATTCTTTAACAAATAAAATTTAATAATATTAAATTAATTATAGTTATAATTGTAAACATATGTTATTGTACCTCCCATATAAATTATTAATAAAATGAATAATAGTATATTTCTAATTTTAGTTGTTAATTCTTTTTTATCTATATCTTCTTCATAGTATTCCTCATATTTATATGATATGATAAGTAAATATAATAGAAACCAAACAAGTAAGTAATATGTATGATTAAATTTTTGTAAAACCAGTTTGATAAATATGTTTCATATCACAATTTATTGTATGTGCTATAAAGTACCCAGATGTTGCGAATAATAATGAAAATAAACTAATTATATTATTTTAGATTATTCATTTAATTAATATAATAAATTTTTTTATAATAATAATATATATTATGTCTATAGTTTTTGATAAATCTGATAATTATGAATTAAATCAACCAATGGGATTAAATGACGATAAAAGAATATTGAATATTGAAGCATTACAATCATTACATAGTGGTATTTATACACTTGAAAATCTAAGACCATCTAATATTATTAATCCGGTACAAGTTCAAACAAGTCAAACTGGTATAAATTTAAAAGCAGGTAATGATACTGTTGGAGAACATGGTCATTTAGTGAATGATAGTAATTATTTAAGAACGGAAGAACTAACAAATAAAAATAATATTCACCAATTAAATCCTAGATTTACATTATCTACCCCATATATAAAAGGATTTTTGGATGTTGATAAAGAGACTAGATTAATAAATTCTAATAGTACTTTACAAAAAAGAACATGTAATGTATTATCTGGAAAATCTTTATTAGAAAATTATTTCACACCAATGATTCCCAAGTTAGAAACTACTATTCAAGACAATAAATTTATTATACCAGAAGATTCAATGGATGAATGGAAAAGAGGAGGTATATCAACAAGACAACTATTAAGAGAATATACATATAAGAAAAAATGTTCTGATAATAATATATTAAAAAATTATATTAATAATTAATATAAGTATAATGAGTATATTTAGTCAAAATGATATAAATAATATAAATAATAATAAAGACAAACAAGTATTATTAAATCGTGCTATTGATGAATATAAAACATATAACTATAAGTCCGGTAATAGTCAAATAGATATTTTAAATATTCCTAATTCTAATATTTATGATAAATATAGTATCCTTAATGTAGATAATCATAATTATAATAATTCTAGTAAACAAATTATTAATGATTTCTATTCACTTAAAGAGAAATTAATTCATAGTGATGGTATGGGTATAAATAGATTCTATAATTTATTAAAAAATCCACAATTTAATGTTATTGAAAAATATAATGGAGATAATATTTCTAGAATAGGTATGAATACTACACAATTATACAAAGATTTATGTAATTAAATCTTTATTTTTTTATTAGATATTTTATATTATGAGTGAAATTCAAGAACAAAATTTTAATATTAGTTCAATAACAAATAATCCCATTAATTTAGAAAATGATATGGGTATTAGTCCTCAAAAATTTGCTTCATCAGATGGTCTTAATTATAATAAATTCGATAGTTTAAATCCAGCTAATTATAATTTTGATTATGGTGAAACATATTCAAAAAAAAAAGAAGTAAAATCTTTATTTAATCCATCCATGTACGGTGGAAATGTATATGGTAAAAAGGTAGATAGTGATTACATTGATAAAGATAGATATGATCTAGGTATGTATAGAAATTTTGAAAAATCTACAGAGAGACAATATATTGCTCCTATTGATGAAAAATCTTCCGATAATGTTACAATTGGAAAAATGATCGCGAATAGAAATCATATAGATAACATACGTAGTGAAGTTAATAAAAAAGATAATTATAAGGGTAGAATAATATCAGGAAAATCTATTAACGACTCCCGTGGATTACAAGCCACAGTTAATAAAAATAAAGTTTATAGAGATTATCAAAATTCCCCTGATAAATATTTCATATCTAATACTATTAGCAAACCTGAAATAAGATCAGAAAATATTATGAAATTTACAAACAGATCAATTTTTAATAATAATTTTATGACTAATGTTAAAACATATATTTCAGATCCTGAAAACGTACCCGCTATGCAACTATCTAATCGCCAACAATTATTCTCTAATGATAATAGAAATGTAATTGCTAATAATACATCTCAAAATTTTTATGATTATAATAATTTGGGATACACTGTATATCCAAATGAAAGAGAAACAATAACTGAAAATATTGAAAGAAATAATGCTACTACTTATATTAAAAAATCTACATTAGGTTATGATTCATCTGGACCAAAATATTTAGATAAACCACAGGCCAAGCAAATAATTAATCAGTCCGAATTATTAAATCCAAAAACATATGTTAATAATGAAATCTCAAGAGATAATTTATGTACTTATCAAACAGACCCCACAAAAGAAATTATATCAACTGGTAGAGAACCAACCTTATCAAATGTAAAATTAATGGGAGGCGTTGATCGATTTACAACAGAAACTAAAAAATTAGATGATGATTATATGACACAATATCAAACCGGTTTAACTAATATCTTTGAATATACTCCTATTTCTAGTGATACTAAAAATACTAGAGATAAAGTTGTACTAGATAATAAAAAATTATCTGATAGAATCTCACCTGACTTATTAGATCCTTTTAGAAATAATCCACTGACTAAACCACTAACTAGCTATGCTTATAGTTAAAAATAACATCCGGGATCGTCTATATACATGTCTTTAATAATTTTACTAATATAATACATTATAGAATTATATACTATCATACTTAAGAATATAATTAGATAGCCAACAAATCCACGACATCTATAAGCCATTGTACGTAAAAATGTAAATGCGAACATAGTAACAATTAAATCAATAAATGATTCTATAACCAACCACATTTTTAATCCATAACATTCATCACCACTCATAAATAATAAAAATATCGTTACTAAATTCATTACGAACGCAATTCCTATAGAAATTATATATAAACAAGTAGCAATCATCATCAATATTCCCATATTTCTTTCTATATTTGATTTACATTTATCTTTAAAATTCTTATCAACAAATTTTAAAATACTATTTTGAAATATCATTATCTATATATATATATATAATTATATTTTTTTTGAAAAATTAATAATATCAATTTCTTTTTTTGTAAATTTATTAATATTAATTTTTTTATATATTTGTTTTTTTTCTATTATACTACTATTTTTTTTACTCTTATTTATTATATGTTTCATTTTATCTACTTTATCATTGTATGATTTAATATTATTTGTATAATCATTTATTATTAAATATAATTCATTTATTTGTTCTTTATTTAAATTATTTAAATTAAAAAATATACCATTATTATTTTTTATATAATTAATTTTATTAGATTTAATATAATCATATATTATATAATCTGTCTTATTATCCATATCAATTATCATTTTATAAAATAAATTAATATTCATTATTTATAACTATATATTTTTTTTTTATTTCGGACGACCAATTATTTGAATTGTTTTATTATTATATTTCGTTCTAACAGCAGTTATTTCTATTTTAATTTTATCATTTATATTAATGTTTTTATCTTCAAATCTAGATAGTGGTATTAAAATTAATAATGGACTATCTTCAAATGTACTACCCTCATATTTACCATAATCATTTAATTTAATATATGCTACCACTCCTGCCTTTGTTATATTATTTATATAACAATCAATATTAAGACCTATTACAGGTGATACTAATACTGTTTTATAATTAACATTGTATGATATCTTATTATTACCAATACATTTACCATATTTAGAGCGACCAACTATTACAATTGTATCCTTTATTATATATCCAGATGTTATTGTTTTCCCTTCAAATTTATCTTTTAATTTAACTAATAATATGTCATCTATACCAGATTTAAGTTCACTACTATCTATATATATATCATCTGATAATAATTGCTCATTTATTAAATCAGTTGTCATTATAATAAATATTATATATATTTATTTATATATATTGTTATCAAATTATAATAAATATGATATAATATTAATCAATTTTATTTCCTTTTTCAATATCATCTTCAGATTCAAGATTAGGTAAGATATCTTCTTTTTTATCATAATCAGGTTCAAGATTAGGTAAGATATCTTTTTTTTTATCATAATCAGGTTCAAGATTAGGTAAGATATCTTTTTTTTTATCATAATCAACATTAGGTAATTCATCTTCTAATTGATCATCATATTCTTTTATTCCATTCAAAAAATCTGATATCTCATTTATCTGTTCCACATGATTTTCTGCGTTAGATTCTCCCATGGATTTTTTTAGATTAGATACTCTCCCTATACTTGTTAATTGTTCAATTTCTTTAGAAGCATCATTTTTTTTATGTGTTATAGTATCTGATGATTTATTTATTTTATTAATGTTCTCTGAAACATTACTCCATTTTTTTGATTTATTATTATTTTGTTTTTTTTCTTTCATTTTAATTCCTATATTTGACATTAATTCAGCTGCTTTTTCTTCTTTTGTAGGTTTATATATTTCACATTCATCTAATCCATTACATATGTCAGGCTTTTTTAAAGAAGCATTTGAAAAATTAGATTTAAATTGTTTTATAATAGAATCGTCAATTGTTGGTGATTGTTCTATTAATCTGTCATATTCTAATCTACAAATTTTTAAAAATTCTTTTACTGGTTTTCTTTTTTTTGGAGCCATGGCCAATTCAACTGCTATATTTCTACCAAACTTTGACCACTGAACTTCACTTAATCGATGAGATTCCATTAATTCAGCATATCTTAAGAAATTTTGTAATGTTGATAATATACCCGCAAATATATTAATAGAACCTACTCCAGCCATCGCTAATTGTTTATGTTCATCTGGTACAAAACTATCCATAGCAAAATTAGCTGTCCCGGTTAATGTTGATAATATAATTACTGGTATTGTAAATATGTAATTCATTCGCCTATATAGTTTCTCTGATCTACTATGTAACCATTTATAACAGGTGGCTTTATCTGCCCATTCAGCCATTAGTATCTCCTCTTGTGATGTCCAAGGATCATATTCTTCATTTTTATTGGATTTGGATGCATTCATTATATTATTATATTATATTTTTAATAGTCTCATAATCCTAGTACAATGATTATTATTATATATTGCTTTCCCACTTTCTATATCTTTTATACATTTTTCTGGTAAATTTAATATATTTGCCAATTGTTTCTGAGTTATTTTCATTTCATTTGTTCTCTTATGTATTATCTGTTGTCTAAATTCTGTTGTATATTTCTTATGTTGTAATTTATCTGTGTCAGCTTTTTCTTCTATCTTTTTTATCTTATTATATTCTTGATTTTTATTATTTATTTTTTCTTTTTTTTGTTTTGGTTTCTTATTAATTATTATCTGTTTCCAGTCCTGGTGATCAAATAATTGTTCATCACTCATTATTTATATAAATTATTATATATTTTTATTTATATATTATATATAATTTCTTAAAAAAATAATTTGAAATTGTTTTTTTTTATTTTATCATATAAACAGATAAATAAGTGTAAAGAACAAGAAAATAAAATGCACACATACACATCTAAGCAGCCACGTCAGTGTGGACGACAAAATGGACGACGCAACCAGCCGAAACAACCCAAAAATCGTGTGAAAACACGAGTAAAGGATCAATCGGCTACACATGTCATTCGATCTGTCGACATAACGCATAATAACATTATTCGAATGCGTAATATGTGGATTCAACAGGGTGGTGTGTGGTAAAAAAAGAATAATAATTTACATTTATATATTTTTTTTGTTGTTATAATAAAAAAACTAAATACATACTTATTATTTATTTTTTAGATTATTAGAATCAACTACAAATGATAGAATATAATTATCTGTCGTATCCTTCATATTCTCATCAATATTTAGTAATGATTTTCCAACAATAACCCCATTCGTGAATTTAACACTATTTGTATATCTAGAATTCATTGCACGCATCTCTCTACATAAGCGATACACATCATAATCTGATTTTTTTTGTTGTTGATTCATTTTATCTGTTTTTAATAATAATTTAAAAAAATTAAATCAAATTAAATAAAGCCTAATTCTTCTACAACTTACAATATCCTTGATAGGTCGACTTTAGTTGACCGGTTGTTAACCAAAAGGATACTTTTCTGCTACTGCGCCTGCGTTTGGCACGCACCGAATTGTCAACATTGTTTTGTTTGTTATCTGGCATATTTATTTTTATTTATTTATTATTATTTATATAATATAATTTAAAAAAAAACAATTTCAAATTATATTATTTAATAATATAATATAGATAATATTAATTATATAAATCACTCATTTATAATATGTATAATTATTAATATCTTTTTATATATATAATTATATATATATGTCAATATTCACTAAAATATCAAATGATATAAATCGTGTAGCTGATGATAGTAATGATGAATTTAAATTCTTATATAGTTATAATCAATGTACTAATACAGATGCTATGTGGGGTAATAATAATGGCCCACAATTCCAAAACATAAGATCAGAATTATCTAAAGATATTAATGCTTACTATTTACCTAAAATGAATACAAATTGTGTATCATGTAATAGTTTATGGGGTAACTCTACTAGTAGAAAAATGATTGTTCGTGATTATTAATTAAAAAAATAAAAAATGGACAATGCGGGAGTTGAACTCGCATAGTTGGACTTACGCCGGTGGATTGAAAGTCTCACCCCTTTCGGAACTACCCAGACCAGTTCTGGATTGCCCATAATAATATTATAATATAAATTTAAAATTAATTTTTCATTTTCAAAATTATAATTTATTATAACATTTTCTACAAACTGGTATATACTTATCTTTTTCACCAATGTCAATTATTTGGTCATTTTTATTTAATTTTTTAGAAAAAATAGCATCTGTTCCATCTTTACATATAGAACAATATGCTTTTAACATTTTAATATTATCAGCATGTGGGTATAATCTATATAATTCTCCGAAATTATTTCTATTACTATCACCATTAAGTCCAATTATAATAACATGTTTATTGTTATTATCAACAGCATTCGTTACAAAATTATATAAATCATCAAAAAATTGGCACTCATCTATAATTATATATTCACTATTATTATAAATTTCTTTAGGAACATCTATTAAATTTTTTAATGATATACATTCGATTTTATTTTCATCATGAGTAGAAATATTATTATTAGAATATCTATTATCTAAGCGAGAATTTATCTTTAATACACTTTTATTTATTGAAGTTAATTTTTTATAAATTTTTAAAATCTCAGTTGTTTTACCAGAAAACATACATCCACATATTATTTCAAGTGACATAAAAAAATATATATATAAATAAATATTTTTTTATGTTTAAACACTTATAGTTCAACGTCATTCATATGATCTGCTAAATCTTCAACATCTATATCTACTGTCATTTCTGAGTCTACACAAGAATCTCCATCAACTTCATGACCATCTGGTGGACCATCATTCAATATAGCTTCCTCTTCATATTGTTCCCTCGGATCATAACCCATAAGTCTAGGATAATAATTTGGATCTAATTGATTCCCATATAAATATACGTTAAAGACGATGTCTAATAACTCATTAATCATTTTTAATTTTCTTATTTCTAAAGGAGACCTGTTTCCACTCTCTTTTGAATCAACGTATAAATATTGAATAGTTGACATTTCTTCATCTTCTAGATAAGCATTGCCCCTACCCTCATCAGTAATAACACGTTGATCACTTACGATATAATTAAAATTGAATCTTTCTATATCTTCCAAAATATCAGATATATTAATATTGGCCATTTATTATGCGTTTATAATATTATTCTTTATAATAAATCAAATTATATAATAGAATAATTAAAAAATAATAAAGCGTCTATTATTGTGTCAAACTTGTAATCAACGTAATGTGGTTTTTCTTTATATGATGGATTAATCCATACAGTTATCCAATTAAACTTTTTAGCCGTTTTTAAATTTATTAATAAATCGTCATAAAATATTATATCTATAAATGCACATCCATTTGGAAATAATGCTTTTAATATAAATAAATATGGATCAAGATATGGCTTAATTCTTTGATTTTTATATAAATTATCTCTTGCGAATATATAATTAAATGTAGGTGTATTCATATGTAATAATGCGTCATAAGCATGACCAAATGTTCCATTAGTAAATATAAATTTATATTTAATATCTTTTAATAATTTATTTAATAAATTATTAGGTTTAATATCATCATAATTTTGATAACTATTTGACATTAATAATGTATCATCTAAATCAAATATATGGATCATTTAATATATACATATATTTAAATAGATGGTTATAAATATATATATATAATATATATATGGCAGATTATAATAATGAACCTATATTATCTCCAGAGGAAAATAGATATGTATTATTTCCAATTCAACATTCAGATATATGGGATATGTATAAGAAAGCCATGGCTAATTTTTGGACTCCTGAGGAGATAGATCTATCTAAAGATTTAAAAGATTATAATTCATTAACTGAAGATGAAAAATATTTTATAGAAAATGTATTAGCATTCTTTGCGGCATCTGATGGTATTGTTAATGAAAATTTATTAGAAAAATTTTCAAATGAGGTTCAATATTTAGAAGCAAAATGTTTCTATGGATTCCAAATAGCTATAGAGAATATTCATAGTGAGACATATTCACTATTAATCGATACATATATTAAAAATGATAATATTAAAAAGAAAGAGAAATTAATAAATGCGATACATACAATTCCAAGTATAAAGAAAAAAGCTGATTGGGCTTTAAAATGGATTAATGATAAAAGATCATTTGGAGAAAGATGTATAGCATTTGCTGCGGTTGAAGGTATATTTTTCTCTGGTGCCTTTTGTTGTATATTTTGGCTAAAAAAGAGAGGATTAATGCCGGGATTGTGTCAAAGCAATGAATTAATATCAAGAGATGAAGGAATGCACACCGAATTCGCAGTACTACTTTATAATAAACATTTGAAAAATAAACCATGTGATGATATAGTAAAAGATATAATAATGGATGCTGTTAAAATTGAAAAAGAATTTATAACTGAATCGTTACCGTGCTCATTAATTGGAATGAATTCTAATTTAATGTCACAATATATAGAATATGTTGCTGATAGATTACTTCAAATGTTAAATATTGATAAAGTATATAATTCAAGTAATCCATTTGATTTTATGAATCTAATTTCGATTCAAGGTAAAACTAATTTTTTTGAAAAAAGAGTCGGGGAATATTCAAATATTGCGAACCCATCTGGTGAATCAGAACAAGTATTTACTTTAGATGAGGAGTTTTAATTATTTTTAATAATTGTAATGTCTATTATCTTATTATTTTCACTGTCATATTCTATATTGTAATGTTTATTTAATTGTGAATTATAAATATTTCTTATTATATCTTTTTTTGTTTCATCGTCCATTTCATTATTTTCATTTAAATATTTAAATATATACATTTTTTTATACCCATTTAATAATTTATTCCAATTAGGTTTTTCTGACATAAATGTTTCAGATTCTTTATCTAATTTGCCTAAAAGTAATGATGTATTTAATAACGGATCATATTTATTATATAAATTATTGCTTTTCCGTTTATATTTTATTATATCATTTAAATCATTCATATTAATATATAATATAATAAATAACCTTATATTATTTTTTTATATTAATTATATTATAATGAGTGGTTTAGAATTAATCTCAACAGCTGCTAAAATGGCAGAAAGTAAATATACAATGGATTTAAATTCTCCCGAAATTAAAAAAATAATTAAAATTGTTGAAGATTTTTTAAAAACAAATAAATTAATATGTTATGGTGGTACTGCCATTAATAATATATTACCAAAAAAAGATCAATTCTACACAGGTGATGAATTCCCTGATTATGATTTTTATAGTAATGATGCAGTTAATGATGCTAAAAAACTAGCTAATATTTATCATGAACATGGATTTATTAATGTACTTGCTAAAAGTGGTGTTCATTTTGGTACATATAAAGTATTCGTAAATTATTTACCAGTTGCTGACATTACACAACTAGATTCATTATTGTATAAAAATATATCTGAAGTTGCCTTTATTCGTAAAGGAATATATTATTGTACTCCAGATTTTTTAAGGATGAATATGTATTTAGAGTTATCAAGACCGAAAGGCGATGTCTCAAGATGGGAAAAAGTATATAGTCGTTTAGAATTACTAAATAAAAATTATCCAATTAAACACACAGATTGTTTAATTAGAAATGTAGATAATTTAAAATATTTTGATACAATTGTTAAATGTTTTAATTCTAATAAATGTGTATTTTTTGGAGGTAAAGCATTAAATATATATTCTAAATATGATGATAAACTTAATAATTCAAGATCTATTATAGATGTTTTTCATGAAAATCCCATGAATTGTATTACTAAACTTAAAAAACTAATTCCAGAAATTAATTATATAAAAGATAATGGTATTCATGAAATATTTCCTCCACATTACATTTTAAAAATCAATTCTGATGTTGTAGCTATTATATATGAACCTATCGCATGTTACTCATATATATCAATAAAATATAAAAATAAAGTTTATAAAATTGCATCAATTTTTACTTTACTTAGTATGTATTTTATGTTTATGTATGTCGATAAATGTACAATATATAATACAAATAGATTAATGTGTATAGCCAGTATTATATATGATATTAATGAAAAAAATTTCGGTAAAGGAATATTTAAATCGATTCCAATTAATTGCTATGGAGAAATGAGAACATTAGAAATTATAATGGATGAAAAATCTGAAATGTTTAAAAAATTAAAAGATAAGAAAGATTCAAAAGAATATGAATTATGGTTTTTAAAATATGATCCTAGTGAATCTAATAAATCTAAATATAAATATAAATCTAAGTCTAAGTCTAAGTCTAAATCTAAATCTAAATCTACAAAAACATTAAAAAAAAAAGGAGGGTCAAATAGTAAATGTATAATTTATTATATTCATTCAGATACATGTGGACATTGTTTAGATTTCAATCCCACATGGGATGAATTAGAAAAAGATTATTCAGATAAACATATTATGAAAAAAATCAATATAGAAAATATGCCTTCTCATATACAAACGAATACTGTACCATATATCGTCGCTCAAAAAAATAATAAATTAATTGATTTTACAGATAAACGAACACCATCAAATTTAATTCAATTTTTAGATAATTTATAAAATTGTTCTATCAATCTAAATAGATGGTTTAGGTAATATATTAAAATTATATTTTTTTGATTCATTTGATAAAAATAATATATTTGTATTCGCATAATTTATAAATATTTCATTTAAATAATCATAATATTTAAAATCACTCTTACAATAAATATTACTAAATTTTAAATATTTATTGTTTTTTAATTTACTTATTTTTATTTCAGTTTTAAAATCAGTTATCTTTTTTTTGCCATCACAAATATAATTTAAATTTTTTCTTGTCCCAACATCCCATACAGGCAAACTAAAAAGAAAAGATACTTTTTCTTTATCAATATTATCAACACTATTATCAATTGCTTTATTTATATGTTTAATTATATATGGTGGATTTATTAAATAAATACCTTTTATAAATATAGCATTATAAAAGTTTCCTAAACATCCAAAATATTTTTCTAGATCATAAAATAATCCAAAATAATAATCTAATGTATGATTTAAAAATGAGGCAAATCCCTCAACTTCCATATTATTTTCTTTTTTAAAATAATTATAGTATTTTGGTTGTATACTCCCAAATATTCCTCCCCAATATCCTAATGATTTATATCTAAATAATAAACACCATATAATTAAATCTATATCATAATTAGATTTAATTATATTTTGTTTTAATAATCTATTATATGTTTTCTTTTTTATAATTTGTGAATGATTTTTGTATTGTAATTTTATATCATTTTTCATTTTTTTTTTATTATTTTATAATTTTTTAATTATTTTTGTATTGTAATTTTATATCATTTTTCATTTTTTTTTTAACAATATAGAAATTATTATCTTCAATATTTTTAATTTCTTTTATATAAATTTTTATATCTTTTATAATTGATTCTCTTTTTTTATCATCGTTTATATCAACTTTATAAATTTTAGAACATAATACTGGATCATCTGTATTTAAATTATATATATATATCCATATAAAAATATATCTCCAATTTTAATATCATATTTATCATTAATATTATTTATTGCTTTTTTTCTTAATAATTCTTTTTCTGGATTAGGTATCTCATTTGTATGATTTACTTTATATAATAATTTGGAATATTCTGAAGTGAATATTCGTTCTTCCATAATATATATAATATTAATATTTAATTAATCATCTATTGTATTTCTATCAAAACCATCTAAATCATTATTGCCTTCAACATCTCCATCATTGAAACTATATTCATCATAATCCGCATCATCCGTTTTTTTTGGTTTATGTAATCTAACATCTGGTTTATTTAATCCATATTCTCCTAAAACATCGGTTTCAACTGAATTCGATTGTTGAATCTCATTAATAATCTCCAACCTTTCTTGTTCAGTTGCTTCTTTATATTCATTACTATCAATATAATCTTGATTTTCTTGAGCAGCTGCCTGATACCAATTAGATATTCCATAATTTTGTTTTTGTACTGCTAATAATCTTTCTTCGGGTGTCATAATATCTAATTTTTTTATCAATGATTGTTTTTCTCTTTCTTTCTGTATACTAAGTTTTTCAGATAATGTAGACTCTTTATTATTTATCCATTGTGGATCTAAATATTCTTGTATCATATTTGTTATAATATCTATAAAATATGATGTAATTGTAGTAATTGAATCTTCTAGTCTATCTTTATTATTATTTTCTAATAATTCATATAAAACATTATCTATATTTGGAATATCAGTGTTTAATGATGACATATTCTTTATGTAATCGACATATGAATAAAAATAATTTACAAATATATATTTCATTATATATTTCGCATATTTTTTAGTAAAATGTGAATCATCAATTCCAATTAATAAATCCATATTTTTTGTAATATTTGATATATAATTTGTTAAATTAATAAAATAATCTGCTTTTTCAAAATACTTTTTAAATACTCGGTCACCGGATTTTATAAATATATCATTGTGCATTGAATATCTTTTTGTTTTCAAAAATGTACTCATTAGATCTGAATTATATTGATTTCTCATCCAATATTTCGGTATTTTCGTCTTTTCATCAATATTTTTACTTATTAATATTGTCATCATTTGTGTGTCATATATGGATTTTTTAATGAAATCATCATGATCATCTAATATTTTTTTAAAGATATCTTCCAATTTTATTGATTTTAAATATTTATTTATTTGTGATGATTTTTCTATAAATTCTATTATATCTTTTAATTTATCATTTGTTTCTTTTATTATACTACTATAATAACCACGATATAATGTTTCATAATTTTTTTTCTTACCTTCTGGATTTAATAATTCAGTTGTTAATTCTTTTATTTTTTCTAAATTATTATTCATTTTATCAATATTATTGCTTTCTATAAATGATTTAATTCTATTCTCCACTTGATTTATTTTAAAACTATTATTTATAGGTAATTTTGTTTGTATATGAATTTCGCGAATGGTTGAATATATATTATCCACATTTAATGATTTATGATAATTACTTAAATGTATATTATTATCAAATGATATAAATCTACTAGTAATTATATGTTTATCATTATATATTATTCTTCCATATTTATTATAACAGAATTTATTCTTTAATTTTTTTTTAGTTTCATCAGTAACTAATTCATCTGAATATAAATTTGTAAATATATATTTATAATGTCTTTTTGGTTTAGTAACAAGGTATGTATATTGTAAATTATTAAATATAATATGATTATATATATCTAATACATCATTCTTATGTAATTTATTAATATCATATAACATCTTTTTTATATTGTTGAATTTTACTTTCTTATTAATATTAAGATTGTCATAACCATACTTTTTTAATATAGTATTAATATTAGTTGTATTAGTATCTTTTTTAAATTTATGTATTAATAAATTTATATATTCATTTTTTTCTTGAACACCATGTAGATTAACTATATATCTTGATAGTATTCTAAATGATTTGTTATATAATAAATAAAAATTATTGATTGAATACTGAATATATTTTATTTTTAATTTATCAATAGATGTAATATCAATAATATTTTCAATAGCATAACCCGATATATTTTTTCTTATTAAATATTGTTTATCATTTTTATTATTTTTAACTTTATCATTTATTTTATTAATATCCTTATTATTGGGATTAGGATTATATGTTGTCCAATATTTTTTTATAATTCCAATAGAACTAGTATCTTTATGTTTATTGTATTTATTAATTCTTTCAATTATTTTATAATAATATGGAGATATTATGTATTTAATAGCATTTATTATTTGTATCTCTGGTTTTGTAGATTTTGTATTTTCATATTCTTTTATAAATAATGATGCGTATTTCCAAAAATCTTCATAACTATATATCTTACAATAATCTTTTATAATTTTTATTATATTATTAATCATAGACATATTAATAGATGAATCATCATCTGATGTATTTAATTTCTCATATGATTTATTTGTAAAATCTATTAATTTAATGTCCTTTTCATTAATTGTATATTCTGGTATACTCGTTTGTATATATATAATCGTTACAATATATAAATATATTAACTGATTAGAATATATAAGATATTTTTGTGTGTTTAATATAATTGATTTTAATTTAGTTTTTGTTAAATTTTGTTTATTTGCTTCGACTATTATAGGATGATTTGTTGTGCTCACTAAATCATTATTATATCTCTTATTAGCAAATTCATCATTTTTAATTAATTGATAATTTGAAAATATCTCATATATATCTTTATCATTTAATTCAACACTTAATGATCTAGATATTTGTTTTATTCTCTCTACTATTTCTAATTCAACATTTGATAATTTATCTAATATATCTAATTCATCGTTTTCTATTTCTTCATTAACTATAATACCTACATCATCAAATTCATTTACAACTGAAAATTTTTCCTCACTTATATATTCACCACAATTTTTACAATATATTATTCCATCTGTTGGTTCCGTTCCATATAAATTTATTAGTGAACTATAAATATCTTTATCATAATGCATTCGACTAGATAAAACATGATGTTTACATATATCTCTTTCATTATTATGTTTGGTATATAACCAATTATCATTTATTTTACTTTTAGTGAATTTCTCTATATATTGATTCAAATAATAATTCCTTATGTTAATATCTGTTTGTTTAAATATATATTCTTTTATAAGTAATAATCTTTCATCTATATCTATTTTTTTAATTTCATATTTTATTGGTATGAACTTATTCGCAGATTTATTTATATCTTGAATAGAATATTTAATTAAATTATTTATATATTTAATATCCTCAACTGTAAAATCTTCTATCTTAATATCATATATAAATAATAATCTTTCTATATCATTATAATTATAGATTGGTATATTAATTGTTTCTAATATATCTTTTATACTTGGTAATTTTTCTAAACTATCTACAAATAACTCTTTATTATATATTTTATTTGTTAAATTATATACATTTATATTATTTAGATCGAAATCTTGATTTTCCATATTTTTAAATATTATATTCTCATAATTATCTGATATATATTTCCCAAATGGTAAATTTGTATATCTTGTTTTATTATATATAATTTTTTCTTTCAATGATAATGATCTATTGTTCATTTTTATATTGTCATAATAGTTTGCTACTTTTAATGGTAATGTAATAAATGAAATCATATTCATTGATCTCTTTGGTATAATATTCATCATTATTCTTTGTTTATCTACATTCGTAGACATATCAATTGGATTTATTGTTTTTCTATCATCTATATAATATAATCCATTATTTCCAATACATCCTTCATTCATACAATCTGTAAAATAACGACCACTATGATTTATAACATATCCCGAATTATTTGTTTCTTCACTTTTATATGCTTCATAATTATCATTCATTATTATGCTTAAAAATTTTTTATAATTCACACCTTCTGTTAAACGTTCTATATCTGTTAAATCTTTATATAATTCTTCATCTGTATATATTTTTGGTTTTATGTCAAAAACAGGTATCATCCAGTTTGATAATTCATTTTTATTTATTATATTCTTTGTTTTATAATCATATTTAGTTTTATTTATAATATTTAATAGTACATTTACATCTGATAATAATTCTTTTAAATGTGTTGGATTATCTGTATTATATGATAATATTAGTTCACTCAATATAATTTCTCGTTTTTCCGTCTCCGTATATTCATAATTTTTATATGATGCATCATCCGTTTCTAATTCAATCTCTGGATATATATCTTGTTTTAAAACACTATTTGTTACCTCATCAAATTCTGATGTATCAAATTCTATAATTTTCTCAATATCTAATATCTCATATTTCTTTGTTTTTAGAATAATCTTATTATTATCATCTATCTCTAATGTTATTTTTTTATTATCATTGTCATCTTCTATTGTTATCTTTTTTTCTATATCATTAATATCTATAACATGTCCTATAATATCATTCGTCCTAAAATATATTAAAAAAAGATCATCAATTGATATATTCTTATTATATGTATCATCCATATTATAATATATTATATTATAATATATTTTAATATATTATAATAGACTAAAAAATTACCTATATTTTTTAGTATTCATTATTCATTTATATTATATGAATAGATTTTAAGATAACTTATTTTTTAAATTTTATACTAATAATTTGAATTTTTTATATTTTTTTTATTTTACAGCATACCCGTTTGCTTTGACTCGTAACACTTCGCTAATTAGCAAGGTTGGTTGCGTAAAAAAACACGGGTAGGTTCTCAGAGACGCTTAGGAGATTGCGAGAAGAGAGCCACGGGACGAGGATTATAAGTTCCAGAGAGGAGATGAGTGATCTCTGTAATGAACCACTTGATGGGTACGATGACTTTCCAGAGGAAGCGATGATGATACAGGAGCAGGCATGGCAGATCATGTTTAAGATCCCGGAAGATCTCGGGGATCTCAGGAAGAAGATGATGTTCTACATGAAGCTACAAGATAGTCTTACGGAAAGAATGTTGAGGGATCTGAAACTGGATAAAAACACGGAACTCGAGGACGAGAACAAGAAACTCCAGGAGGAGAACGCGAAACTCCAGGAGGAGAACGAGAAACTCCAGAAAGAGAACAATAGGCTCCAGAAATTCCGTCGCAAAGAGGCGGCGGAACAAAAGGACCTAGATTATCATCGGGACCGCTTGGGACTTAGTATGGACTCGACGCGCGAACAAATCGTGAAGGCAAACAGAATACATCACGAGCAACGATTACGTGAAATTGCGGAGTGTAAGGAGCGAAAAAAGACGGCGAAGAATCAGTGGCATGCTGAGCGTGCTATAGCTACGGCGAATGGGGTAGAATTTGAGACGTGGAAAGAGAGGGCGTCGAATCTTGGAATAGATAAGTGGCTTAGTAAGCCAGTGATAAGACCCGACCGCTGTTCCGATGGTAATCTCATGATCTATCTAATGGTGAAAGACTTACCATGATCTACTTGATCCTTAAATCCCACAACGTGAATAAGCAAACACGATAAACATAAGCTAAAAGGTACACCTTCCACGTGTATTTTTTTTAATATTCATTATTCATTATTTTTTTTAATATTGGTCTACTAATTATTATATCATGATCCATTTTTAATTTTTTAATACAATCACCAATATTTAAATCATAATGATTTTTATATGTTTTAATTATATTTACTTTATTGTCATCGTATTTTTTTTTTGTTTTTTTAGATTCTGATGTTTCATATTGTAACTGAACACCATAGGATGTTTGAACATATCCCGTAATATTTAATTTACCATATGTTATTGAATCGTGACATTTTTTACATAATTGAACTAAATTATGTTTATTATTTTTATGAAAATGATCAATCATATTATTATCATTTGCAGATTGTTGTTCTTTTATATGATGTGTTTCTTTTGCTGGTTTACCACATATTTTACATTCATCCATTATTATATCATTATTGTAATTTGATTTTTTAACATACTTATCTTGTAATTTTTTTTGAACTGAATATGCAATATCTATAAATTCTTTAGATATTCCCATTGCTTCACATACATTTAGTCCATATATAGATGGACCAGATCCAGAAGATAACTTTCTATCGTATATTATTTTTCCTCCAATATTTTTAATTTTTAAATGATATATTGATAAATTTTCAATATTATTTACTATATCAATATCATTTAATTGATGTAAATGTGTTGTAATCATATATGATACATTTTTTTTTGATAACATATTTAATCCTGCAGAAACTATTGATAATGCTGATATTGTTTCTGTTCCTGAACATAATTCATCTCCTAATACTAATGATTTGTTATCTGATCTCTTTTCAATCGTTCTTAATTCCTCCATTTCTATAGCAAATGATGATTGAGATCTAAATATATTATCATTATTTAATATTCTTGTAAATATTTGTGTATATATTGAATATTTAAAACTGTCAGCAGCAACATATAATCCAGCTTGAGCCATAATTAAATTCAATCCTATCGATTTCATTAATGTAGATTTACCACACGCATTTGTCCCATATAATAGCATCCCTGATTTACTTTTCCCTATATATAGATCATTTTTTACATATTCTGTTTCTTTATTAATCTTTTCAACTATTGGGTGTCTAATACCTTTAACATCAATATGACTCACATCTTCTATTAATTCCGGTTTAACATATTTATTGTCTATCGATATCTTTGCTCCTGTTGTTAAAAAATCAATATTCGCAATATAACTATTTATATATTTAAGTGATTCCTTATATATTCTATAATTCGTCTCAATAAATTCATTATATAAATATTCTATTCGTTTTAATAAGTTATCTTGTAATTCTATTAATTCTGATGATATCTTTTTTATAATTGGCGTCTCAATCATCATATTGCTATTATCTTTTTTCTTAAATATAATATCTTGTGTATTAATTTTAGCTAGTACATTATTATTACTATCTCTTATATGTATATTCGTATTCCCCATATTTTTAATTTTCTGTTTTAATTTTGAACATCTTGTATTTGTTAAATATATATATAATGAATTATCTTTATCTGTACTATATTTTACAAAACTATTAGAATTATGTTCTATAATATTAGAAAATCTATAACATAATCTTTCTATTAATACTATATATTCATCATTTTTAATACTTATTTCATCTAATTTTTTATCATACCCATTTTTAAATATAGATTTTTCTAATGATTTTGATGTATTTACTATATTTGAAAAGTCAAATGATTTATCTAATTTATTATAATATTCTTTATACTTATCATACAACTCCGTATTAATATTTAATAATTTTTTTTCTAATATATATCCGATTGATTTATTCACAAATTCATATGATAAATAACTAGAATATAATTCATTTGGTGTTAATTTATTTATACTCATTAAACGTAATGTTTTCTCTATATCTGATATATATCTTAAATATTCTCTTATATTGTCATAATGTTTATTCTCTATTAATGATTGTATCATATCATATCTTTCTTGTATAATATTATTATCAACTGATGGATAAAGTAATCTATTTTTCATAATCCTAGATCCCATTGAAGTTACACATTTATTACAAATTTCTAATAAAGATTCATTTTTTCCATGATAGTATGAATAATTATTAATAATATTAAGCTGTCTTATTGAATTCGAATTAAGTACTAAATAGTTTTTTGGAATATATTCTATCGGATGATTAATATTTTTTAATATATCAGGCTGATGATCTTTAATGTATTCTAATAAATAAATATATGAATTTAATAATTCTTTCTTATATGATAAATCAAAATAATCAATTGGTTCTATCATTATGTTTAATTTAAATATTTTATCTAATAATTCATTTTGATATGATATTGATTTATATATATTGTCATCATAATGATTTATTCTAATTGTAATATCTGATATATCCCATTGATTCATTACTATTTCATCTGTTAAATTATAATTTTCTGTGTGAAAAATTAATTCACTAGGATTATAAAAATGAATTAGTCTTGTTATTTCATCCATCCAGTATTTTTCCTCATTATTATGTATATAATGTATATAATTCTCACCCGTTGATATATCTATTGATGATACTCCAACTATGTGAAATTCCTTATTACATCTTGTATATTTTTCAATATATATAGATAACATGTAATTAGAATCCTCTTGATGTTTAATATTCGTACCAGGTGATAGTATATTTGTTACTTCTCTCTTTATAAATGGTTTTTCTGTTATTTGATCTACAAATACTATCGTATAATTCTTATTTAATAATAATGGTACATATTTATCATATGATATTATAGGAAATCCTCCCTGATAATAATCTTTGTAATTATCTTTATCTTTGTATTTTTTCTTAGCAACTGCCATATTAAGAACTGTATTACACAAATAATGTATATTCGGTTCACCATAAGATATCTTATCATCAACATAACATAGTTCATAAAAAGATCCTAATTGCATTAATATTACAGTATTATCACCATATTTTTTTTTATATTTTTTTACGTAATGATCATATTCTAATAATATGTGTTGTTTTTCCATATTTATATATATTTATATATACTATATTTTAAGTGTCAATATATTTTTAATTTTCTTGTATATTGTATATAGTAATTATGTTATTCGATCTAAATACACAGGTTAATAATTATAAAATAATTAATGATTTTATTGAAATTATAAAAAAAGATATTGATAATTATGATAAACTCTTCGCAATAAATAAAGGTGATAGAAAACAAGGTGATAAAAAACAAGATAATATAAAACAAGATAATATAAAACAAGATAATATAAAACAAGATAATATAAAACAAGATGATATAAAACAAGATGATAAAAAACAAGATAATATAAAACAAGATAATATAAAACAAGATAATAGAAAACAAGATGATAGAAAACAAGATAATATAAAACAAGATAATATAAAACAAGATGATATAAAACAAGATGATAAAAAACAAGATGATAGAAAACAAGATGAATTATTAGATTTAATATCTGATAGAAAACGCATTGATTTAAAGTTTAATAATTGTGATAATAATTATTTATTGATTATTGAAGATAAAGAATTATTATTTTCATATCCACCAATTGAAAAATTTTTATATGATATATCACCATCATATAAATATATAAAAACAAGTGATGGTAATAATAAAAATAAGTGTGTCTGTTATGCTACATTGACTATTCCAACTACTTTGAATAATGGCCCCATTAAAATTAACAATAGTTACTATTCTGATAATGAACTTAATAATTTTAAAAAATCTTTTTTAGATATTAAATGTAATAACTTACTTAATTTAACAGATATGCTATTATATACCGGTATAATAAATGATGACTGGTATATTCCAATTAATAATCTATATAGTAATAAGGTGGTTGTTAAAGAAAATATATATAATAATAATATAATTATATCAGAATATTGTATTCAATTATTTCAAAATAATAGAAAAAATATAAGTTTTTTTACACCAAATCTATATTATGAAAATAATAAAATAAAAATTGATATTCAATATAGTGAAAAGAATCAAAAAGATATGGATTATTTAATATATACAACATATCTTGGGAAAAAGTATGCCGATGATAAATATAATCTATCATACACTGATAATAAAAGTAATAATAATTATCTTATTAAAGATGATGGAGAATATAATAATATAAAATGTATATATAACAATAATGTTGTATTATTAGACACTATTGTTAAACGGGGTAATGTTGATAATTTTTTAAATGATACATGTAAATCAGTTAAATTAATGATGATTAAAAGAGCAAATAAATTAACAGAGGTTTTAAATAATTTTAGAATTGGAAATATAATTGGATATGAATTATTACATTTAATATGTAGTTATACTCTTTGTTATCTAATAATTGATAAAGTAGAATTACTAAAAATAAATGATTTATATACATTCAATAAATTTGATGAAGAGATTGAACCTATAAAAAAATATAAAGATGTGTTTAATAAAAGACTTCAGAAAAAATTACAAGTTAGATTAACGGGTGGTAATAAAAATAATAAAAATAAAAACAATAATAAGTTTGCGTATTATAAAAATAATATGGACAATGAGTATATAGCATTTGTAAATGAATTTTATAGTATAATAAATAGAAATTCTATTATAATTAAAAATATTCTAAATAAAAATATTCAATAATATATATATATATATATTATTAATGGGAAGTGATCAATCAAGAACTGGTTGCGATAAAGCATGTGAAACACCTTTATCAAAAGTATTAGATAAACATGTTAATAGAACCTCTAATTCTTTTTTTGTAAATAATGATAGAGATTTAACTATAAAGGAAAAAAATGTACAAGATATTACAATTAGTTGTCCCGATGATAGTGAATTTAAAAATTCAGATAGATATATAGAATCAGATAAAATATGGGCACCTGTTGCGGCACAAATAGGAGTAGCTGGGGGAAAATATAATGAATGTAGAACACCAGCTTTTTGTGATGATGTTAATATTACTGCTAATATAGATTCATCACAAAAAGTTCAGATGACCGATTTAACTGAGTATAGTCCGGAGGCAGCAGCATCTGATAATACTAATATTGCTTCCGTTGTAAGTAATTCAACACAATTTTTAGATCAAAGTACATTCGGTAATTCTGAAGGTATTAAAAATTTACAGCAAATGTCTAATATTGACTTAGAAGGACAAAATATAAATGAACAGAATGCATCAATAATTAATAAAATTTTAATGGATACCAGTATTGATAATGAACAAAAGGTAGAACTAAAAACGGATAGTATTGGTGTATTACATAAAATAAATGATTCATGCGCACCACCAGCTAAAATTAATCTAAATACTGTATCTAATCAAAATATTAGATTAATGACATCTGCTGGAAGTAAAGCAGCGATGGAATCAATTAATTCAATAGGAGTAACAACCGACACTGATAATAAAGCAGATGTAGAACATCATAATGTTGATACAAATGCCATTGTAGATAGAGTAGGTGATACAGTAGATAATACAGTAAATACTATAGGAAGTGTTGCTAATAATGTTGTAGATACAGGTCGAACATGGATTTATGGGGTGGTAGCTATTATTATTTGTATAGTTGTTGCAGTAATTTTCTTTTTTAGACGACGATCTGGAAATACACAAGTGGTAGAATCGGATGAGAATCCAGCGTACGGTACGCGGGGTACGCCTGGACTCGCTGGTGGTGGTAAAATTTTAAATTGTATGAATAGTTTTAAATTAACTGATGAACAATTAATTATGTCGGTCATTATTATTTTATTATCATATAATATATATAGGTAATGCCTGCCTCATTTTTTGATTGTTGTTTAAATAGTAATAAGCAGGATGGATGTGAAAATTTATCTGGTAATTATTCATTAGAATTTACAAATAATAATTATGAATATGGTACTAATTGTTCATCTTTATTTAATGATGCTTATATAACATCATATAAGTCAGATCATAGTAATCTATTAACTGGAGAAAACAACTATGGATATGATAGATACTTAAGTGATTATATAGAAAATTATAATTTAGCTAAAAATTGGGGTTATCCTATAAAATTTAATAGTGTATTTTATGCTCTTCATAGTACAAATGAACAACTATCATCCGATGGAAATAATAAAAATTATCATGTTAGTAGTCATAGTAGTGATAATTTAAAAAATATAGATAAAATATATAGTGACAGTAATTATAAACTAGATTATTTTGTAAAACATAATTTAAATAATGTAGAACATAATTTAGAAGAAATGTGTTCTACACAACCATATAGATATTGGAAAAATAATTCATTATCAGCATCTTTATGTAATATAAATGAGATGAATGAAATAAATTTCAATGGTTCAGATGTAGAAAATGGTTCTGACTTATGTATGTATAAAATAAATTCAGATGGTTCTATAAATAATAATGAAATTGAAACTAACTCATCAGATTGTGAAAATAAATATTTAGAATGGACAACAGATAAGTTTAGTGATTTAAATGTTGATCCATCTAAAAATATACCATATTATCCTTCTTTTACTAAATATGTAAAATGTAGATATGATAATGGTTCTTGTACTATGAGTAAAAGAGTAGTTAGTGCTTCACTAGTTAATGAATGTTTAGAATATACAGGATGTACTAAAGATAATTTTAATTCTTATAAATGCGACAATGATGATATTTCTTCAATTGAAAAATACACACTGGATTTTTTTACAACTAAAGGTTATAATCGTCAATATTCAAATTTATGTTCCTGTGCTTATGATAATTCAGATTATTATAAGATAATGTATGATGATTATTATTCATTCATTTGTAAATCATATGGTGTTGACGATGTAAATATAGGAAAATGTATAAATGCTTTTAAAGATAATGATGTTAAAAAAAGAAGTAATCATGAAATATGTCAATCTCTTGTTTCTCCATGTAGTAATGCGACTATAAAAAACTATGATGATTGCGCTAAAAAAGATAACGATCAATATATACAAATATGTTCTCAACGAATATCACAATTTGGTGATGGTACTATTAATGCTAATACAAGTATTGATTGTAATCAAAAAATAACAGATTTAAATAATAATGCGGGAAATGCATCGTTTCTTTCATCCTCCAATAGCACTAATCTAACTCCAAGTCCAAAACAAACCAATATCACAACTGTTCCATCCAATACAACTGTCCCACCTACTAAACCAGATGATACAACTGTCCCATCTACTAAAACAGAGGATAATACATCTTATATAATTGGTTTTATTCTATTTTGTTTAGTTTGTTTAGGTTCATATATTGCTTATCAATCTTATTATAAAAAAAAAGAATTATCACAATCCCCCAGATCTTTATATGATGATCCTTATCTTGAAGAACAAGTTGTATAAAAACAATTAACATTATATAAACCACATAATATCTATATTAATTTTAATTTGAAATTAAATTTTTTTAACTATTTTAAATATAATGTGTATCCCATTGAAGTACTTGAATAATCCAAACTTGGACAGGTTGTTTGATTATCATACCGCTAAAGTGGGGGTTCAGTATTGCGTTTTACAACCCAAAGAAAAAATTAATACTTAAGTATGGTTCTAGTAGACCATGTGGAAGAAATCATTGTCAGAGATCAATTCATGTAGAAGAAATTGCTGTCAATTACTGTAGAATTAATGATAAGAGAAATAATTATAAAATATATATATGGAGATTCAATTCACAAGGAGAAGTAAAGCCCGCATATTGTTGCCACAGATGTACTAAAATTATAAATAAATATAATTATAATAATAAAATTTACACATTTACCGAAGATGGTATTAGATCATCTATTATAGATAATCCTAAAGTTTCATTAGGATATAAATTAAATGAGTGGGGTATTAAGTAATTTATATTTTTTAATTTTAGATTTTTTATTTTTTTTTTTAATATAGTTATATTAATATAT